ATGCCGCATTCAGACCTGCTCCCCTCCCTGCTGTTCAAGATCAACGAAAATCAGCTCGCCCTGGAGGCCGCCATCCTGGAGCTTTCCAACTGGGTCGAGCAGCAAGGCTCATCCGAAGTCGCTGACAACGTGCGCGGCGCACTGGACACCATCGACAGGAACGAGGAATTCATCAAGTTGACGCTCGCTGTCCTGATGACGCCTGAGTGATCCGAATCGCACAACCTCGACGGAATCCGCCATCGAGGCACTTTTTTGGATGCAGCAAGCTCTAAGCACTGCGTTCGTCGTTATATGACCGCCAAAGATGACATTTTTACTACAATCCAATGACATGTCTCGCGGATCAGAAGATGAAAGTCAGAGCTACAGTTATTTGCGAGAAAAACAGGCATATCCTGCTCGTTCGAAAACCGAAATCTAAATGGGCCTTGCCTGGTGGCAAGGTCGAAACTGGCGAAGCCATAGCCGAAGCTGCTATTCGAGAACTCCAAGAAGAAACGGGGTTGAACGTTGATCAGCTTCTGTACATTTTTGAGCTTGAGGCAGGCAACACCCGCCACCATGTTTTTGAAGCCTTCGTCCTAGCCACGGAAAGCGCAACGCCTCAAAACGAGATCTCCGAGTGTATTTGGTATTCGCTCAGCACGATCTCTGACCTGGATACAAGCGATGCGACGAAGGCAATTGTCAGATCCTTTTTGCGCCGTCTTTGAATCCAGTGGCCTTCTGGTTTGTGCACAAAGGTAATCGCCGCTCCGCATCAGTCTGGCTGTCCCCATGAGGTTGCGGTCATTCGAGATCAGCGCGTTACCTCCCGCACGTACGCCTGGCACGCCGCCAAAGCAATCAGCCCCTGGTCGCCGGCGTCGGTGATTCTGATAATTCGTTGAGCATGCGCTGGGTCAAGTCGGGCGCGCGTTCCTCCATGAACCACGCCGACGGCTTCGGCACCGGCTGGCACTGAACAGCCACCGGCTGAATCCGTGGCGTCGAGTAGGACTGACAGCCGTAGATCAGCAGTGGCAAGGCGATCACGCAGGCGAGCCTGATTGGTTTGAGCATCGCTCAGTTCCTTGTAGTGGGTTTGGTCGCTGGCTGATAGACGCTGCTCCAGCGCTAGGCGCTTGGCCTGATCGGCGCGGATCTGGGCGGCGGCAGCATTGCTGATGCCGGCCAGATCGGACTGGTGCAGTCGGGCCTGCTCGGCAAGCTGCTTGCCGTAACGCCAGTCCTGCACTTTCCATGCGGAAAAACAAGCAATCGCCATCAGGAGCGCCACAAACGCCACCGTGCCGCCGATCCGCCACGACAGCGGAATCACGCCAGCACCGCCAACGCCTTTGCCCACAACTTCAGCCGCTCCGCCTGGCCATTGAGCCCTCCGTTGATCCGACGGGTGATGGTTTCGAACTTGTCCGCATCGGCCAGGGTGTTCAGCCCCTTGGTCGCCCAGAACCATGCAGCCGACAAACAGGCGTACTGCGGCTGCTCCAGCAGTTCCGGTTGGCTGATCAAGTCCAGAGCGAGTGCTTCGCCGCACGTCGCGTAGTTGGCTCGACCGGTGATCTGGATCAGACCCCGCCCGCGGTACTTGAAGCCGTCGCCCGTCACGGTGTTGCCCAGGTCAGCACGGCCTTCGTATTTGATCTGCGCCGGGGTCGGCCCCCACAGCTCTTTGACGTAAACCAGCTGGCCGGACTCATGGCCGATCTGGGCAATGAACGCAGCAACGCGTTTGGCCCCGACAATCTGGCACCGCTGCATGGCGGTGTTCAGAACAGGTACAAAAACGCCGGCTTGTTTGCCGGCGCTCGGAAGGATCTGCAGCAGTTGCTGCGTGGTAATCGGCATCACTTTTCTCCAGGCAATAAAAAACCCGCTCAAGGCGGGGGATCTCGGACAATGCTCATTTGCTAAAATTGAATTAGACGTGCACTCAGGCACTGGACCCGATCTCTGCTAATGCGCGCCCTTCTTTGCAGGAGCAGATCATGAAAAGTGCAACATTTACGGGCATCTTGATAGCGCTGATCCTTTTAGGGTGCGTCGTAGCCGTCCCCCAAAAATCCGAAGGACAGAAAGATAGCAACTCTATTTCTTGTACCGTACCTCCGGTGAATCAACCGGGTTGCTTAAGGCGTTTTCCATGACCTTTGAAGTGATGCGATCTAAAGTCCATTGTTGGAAGCCAGTCAGTCCAACTGAGTGGTAAAGAACACTTTTCTCCAGGCAAAAATAAACCCGCACTTGGCGGGCATCAGAGTTGCTGTCTCGGTTACGGGGAGGTCGGCCACGTCAGCACTGGCATGCTGCACTCAGGGAAGCCATCAGCTGTGGGTAGATCGCGAAGCGCTTGGCGGTAAGCCAGCACGGCACTCAGATTGGTTGGTGTAAGTGATGGAGTGACGCCCATCAGCAGTTCGTCGTTATGCCGCGTCATCATCCAATCAGACATGTACAGAAGCTGGGTGCGCTGCATCCTGGCAAGCTCGGACGGCGTATATGCGGGCGGTTGTTCCGACTCGGGTTCCGGCTCGGGCGCTGGTCGCTCGCTCAACAGCCATTCTTGCGCGGCTTCGTCAAACTTGCAGATTGTGACAGCCGCGTCGAACGCTGGCGGTTCGATGGCAGTAGCGTTGCCCGGAATAAGGTACACGCCAGGCTCTAGTGGCGACTCGTAAGCGTCCGCGTAACCGGCGAATTCAAACGTATCCGGGTAATAACTGAAAACAATCATGTGTCGCTCCTTAGTATTTAACGCACGCCAAAAGTGCAGTGCTCTTCACTCGCGTTTCTGAACCACTACCCGATGAGCCCGTGTTACCTGCAGACCAGTTCGCAAGTGTGATGCTGCCGCCACTAGCTGCCGTCGTAAAGAATGACCCAGCGCCGGGAAGTGAGTGGTTGTGCGACGGGTATGCATCGGCCTGATAGCTACCAAACACCCGTCCGGTATCAACGTTCGCACCATTATCCCAACCGCGCGGCACCCTGCCGCGCATCTCTGTAACGTTGAACGTGGTCGAGCCATCACCCACACCAAACGGGCAGATAGCGATCGTCGCACCTACTGTTGTTGCTGTGGCGTTTGCAGAGAGCGTAATGGTGCTGGCCCCAACGGCCGTAATGGTTGCACCAGCAGGGATACCTGGGCCGCTAATCGGCATGCCGACCCACATAGCTTGCGGGCTGGCCACACTTGAAATGCTGTTACTGCCAGATGTAACCGTGCCGGTTGGCTGCGCTGTGATGGCGTTGAACAGTGTCGCGAACGTCGTCCGCGACACTGCTGCACCGTTGGCCGCCAAATATCCACTGGGTGGTGACATTGTTGCAAACAATTCGACCTTTCCAGGCTGGCTAAGCAAACTCGTCGCCTGACCCAGCGTCAGCGCGTGCTGGCTTTGCGTGGCGTTGGCCACTTGATCGGCGGCCCCGGTGCAGAACAGCAAGATGTAAGAGCCGCCGCCGACGGAGCTATTCCACTGAGCCCATGCCTCGCCGTTAGCAACAATTTCGCCACCCTGGAGAGCGGAGTGAGCGCCCCCGACGAGCGCCACGACACCAAGGCCATCATTGATTGTGCAGGCCCCAGTATTAGCGGTGACCGCTTTGAAACGGATGGGAACGCTATCGCTACGGGCAGTGATGGCAGGCGTAAAGTTGCACACATAAGCATTGGCCGCTCCGGAATCGACGGCAAAACTGCTCGCGCTGACGGCATCCCGCAGTGTGGAGTCCAGCGGTCCCATATCCAGCCAGGCAGTATTCGCGCTGTTACGCTTTTTCGAGCGATTCGTGCCAGTGTCAGCCCAGATCTGACAGGGGAATGTCGTGCCTGGCGCTCCCGCTCCGCTGCTTTGCGAGGCGAGCGCCTGCAGAGCGGCATTCATATCGGTTCGGAACGTTAGGCCAGGCCCATTGCCAACGTCCATATCATGCTGCGACATAGGTCAGTATCCCTTTGAGATGTAGTCGATAGAGCGGCCCGACTGGGCGACTCCGCCGGAATTGCGGATGAAGACGGTGAAGCCGGTAGCCGTCTTTGCCGAGACGTCCAGGTAGTCGCCAGGGGAAAGCCCTTGCGCGGTAAGGCTGACAGCAGGGGTTGCGTTGAACGGCGGCGAATAGCTGATAACCAGCCCGCCCGCGGGGACTGGAAGGTCATTTCCGCTATCAATGCGATCGGGCATGTCGATCACCACCTCAAGCTTGGAAACGTCGATCCAGTGCGAAGTCAGCTGGACAGATCCGCGCAACTGGAAGTCGAACAGGCGCGCGCGATAGTCGCCGACAACGAATGGCTTCCACGCCGACCAGACTGGTGGATCTGTGACATCCGAGGTTCGCACCCAGAGCGAAAGCGAGGCGCCGCTAGGCGGATCACCATCAATGCCGAGCAGTACATCGAAGTCCGCCACTGAGTCGATGTAGGTACCGTCGTCATACAGCGCGGCCTCTACATCAGCGGTCAGTCGGCAGTCATAGACGTAGCCGAGGTCCGTCGGCGCAGCGAAGCTGTACGTCGCCGACAGCAACGAGCCGCCGTACTTATCAATCTCGCCGAGCAGCGCATCGATATCCGTCACATCATCCACGAGCCCAGCACCCGACAGCTTCAGTACCCCCTCTGCAGCGGCTGCATTGACAGCCGCCCCGGTGAAGGCAGGCGACTCGGTAATGGTCAGTACCACGTTGGACGGCAGAGTTGCCTGCGCATCTGACCAGACTTCGGTGATAGGTCCGCCGACTCCCGAGGAGTCGACCGCACGCGCCAGGTACTTGCCCGGCAGCAAAGCCACCACGGACGACGTCGAGCGCCCCGCTACCTCGATCAGCGGCAACGCGGAGTCCCAAGTGGCAGAGGTATTGCGTGCATGACGAATGGCGATACTGCCGCCAAGCTTCACGTCCAGCTCTGGAACAGGGTCCCACGCCAGCGTTGCTACGCTGTTGATGACGTCCAGCCTCAGGCCGACTAGCGCTGTCGGTGGCGCCAGCAACGCCTGAGCGGTATAGGTCTGGATCGATGCCTCGCCGGAGAGGCCGAGCACGGACTTTGGCGTAACACGAACGGACCACAGGCCCGAGGATGCAGAATCGAAGTCGATGCTGGGCGTCGACACTTCACCGACATACTCCCAGTTCCCTCCCGGCTTCATTACCTCGATCTGATAGCGCATCGCCCGCGCCGACTGGGTCCAGCTGACCGACAGTCGCGCGGCAGCCAAACCGGTGCCGGTGTCATAGAGCGATTCGAAGAATGTCAGCTGACCGACTGCATCTGGCTTGCCCAGGTTGACGATGCTGGTCGGATTGTCGACGTCCGGTGTGCCGTACTCGACTTGGTTGAATTTATCGGGGTCAAACGCCACGGCGCTGATCGCGTACGTGCCTTCGTCGCCTTCGCTGATACCAATGACGCGAAACTTCTGCGTCTCCAGTGCAGCCGTCGAAAATGCCCATGGAGTTGTAGCCAGCGGCGTAGCGCCAAGCGGAGGTGATACTGCGATTGAAGTAGCCCCGGCTCCTACGGTGACCGCCGCTGTCGCACATGAGCCATCAGGCATGATCACCTTGACGAACCCAGCGCCCGCCACACCGATGGGATCGTCCAGCAGTAGAGTTGATGCGGTGCTCCCCGCCAAAAGCCGCCCACCATTGCGTGCGCCAGCCCTGAATGCATCCGCCACATCAACGATGTCGCCAGGAAGCGGGATAGCCCCATCTGCACCAGACGCAAAGGTGACCGCTTCGCTTTCGGCATACAACAACCAGCGACCCAAACGACGGGCCTGTCCGCGAGAGGTGCAGCCAACAGCCACAACGTCGCTCTGCTGGATACGCCCCCACTTGGCGATCAGCTCGGGACGCTCGACCACCTCGACCGTCTGCTTATATTGCTGGTTCGGGTCGTTCCAGGTGACAGCGGCGACGTTATAGCGCTGATCCGATGCGACCGACTGATAGCTAAAGTCGCCACCGACCACGTTTGAGTTGTTGAACAGGTATCGGCTGGAGCGCGGCGCGTCCTGCACCGCTGTCAACGTGCCGCCAGCCCAAAAGCAAATAGCGCGGAACACGGAAACCATATCGTTTACCAGCTTCCAAGCGTCCTGCTGAGTCGTCAGCGCGAGGTTGCAGGTAAAGCGCGGCTCCAACTTGCCGTAACCATTTGGGACCATCGCATCGCAATACTGGGCAATGTTGTACAGCGACCACTTATCGACCAGCGCCGTATCGAGCAACCCGCCCAGCCCATAGCGGGTATTGGTCAGCATGTCGTACCAGACCCAGGCCGGATTATCAGACCAGGCACGCTTGAATGCGCCACTCCAGGAACCGCTGTACGTGCGCGTTGCGGGGTTGTAGTTGCTTGGAACCAGAATCTTGAGTCCGCGCACCAGAAAGGCCATACGCGGAATGCTGGCGAACTGCTGAGCATCAATGCTGACGCCGCACAGCGCGGTATTCGGATAGCGCAGCTTCTCGTCCCACAGAAGCGTAAACGAGTCGAAAAAAGTTCGGTTCTGGACCGTAGAGCTGGTCGAATCGCCCCCCATTCGGGTTGCCCGGATATAGCGCGGTAGGCCGCCAGATACCGGCAAACGCAGATAGTACGAAAACTGCGTGCGGCTCATGGTTTTGCCATTGATCAGAATGTCTTCGCACATCTGATACCAAGCGCCACTGCCAAGCTTGGCCTCGAGGCGGAAAATCGCTGAAGAGCCGCCCGTGTCGCCGTTCTGCGTATTCTGTGAGAACAGCTGCGGAACGCTGACAGTCACCCGGACTGCATCAGCATCGGTGTCAGTGATGGCGCGCTCGATGGGAACCCATCCTTTAAGCTCGACGCCAACGGACTGCTCAGCTTCAAGCCCAGTGATCGGCATATAGCTCTGCCACTGGGTGCCGGTGCGCGTATCGATGCTGACGCTGGAAAAGTTGTAGCTGCCGTCGGAGTTTTGCAGCGGTACATCGTCGAAGAAGATCCCTTGGTCGCCACCGACAATGCCATCAATCTCCCCCTCGCAGATTGCGTGCAGCACCCGCACATGCTGACGCGAACGCAGGCTGTCCGGAGCCTCTACAGCGGCGCGCACGGTGCCGCTGCTACTGCTACCGCCTTTCCCGCCACCCTTTCTACCGATAATTACTTCGCTCATACCGGTAGCGCCTCCGACCAGGTACCGACGGTAATAACGCTGGAGCCGACCAGCATCTGGCCGTAAACCACGGGCACAGGGAGGCCTTGCTGTGTCGAGTTGAATGCGCCGTTGAAGAGGTAGCTGGGTTTGTTCTCGGTACTGGCTTGGTCTTGTTGGTTTGGCGTCTTAGGTAGGGGCGTGAGCATTTGCACAACGCCACCGATAGCCATACCAATGCCTGTCGCTATCAATGCGGCGCCGACCGGAGCAGCGCTGCCGAAGCTCATGCCGGTAACAACAACGCCGACGACCACCAGTGCAACGCCAAGGACGGTCTGAAACAGACCGCCGTTCTTGCTGCCGGCGATAACCGGAACGATGCGAATCTCGGTGGTACCGCTCAAGGCGAACCGGTCCTCACCTACGTTCTCGCGGTTGCGGAAAATGGCGTAACGCTGCCCTCGGCGAGCAGAGGAGCGAATGAAATCCTCAAACCCGTGGACTGTGTTCTTCAGTGCGCTGAAGGCTTCGCTCGCCGTGCCAGTTTCGAGCGTCTTAAAATGTTCGCGCCCACAGGCTTTTGCGAGGCTGCCCGAGAGCAAAATTCTGGTCATTCCATTGTCGGTGACAGCGCTCATACTTTTCTCCGGGCAATAAAAAACCGCCCGGAGGCGGCTATGTTTGTTCAGTGGCTTAAATGCAGGTTTTTGCAGAGTCTTTCCAACCGGCAGTCCCTGCCCAATCCATGGGAAGGAAGACCCGAACGGATGATCCGGAACTCGCTCTGTCGACAATCGCTAGAGCGACCGCTCCAGAGAAAGCTGACGAGGCGGCTATTTTGTATCCGCGCTCTGTTTCAACTGAACTGGTCGATGAATTGAACTCTTGCCATTTTGGGGCAAGGCACCGCGAAAACTCTTGCGGAGTCTTGTCAGATTGCCCAGCAAAAGCTGGCTGGCCCCGCTCAAGACCTGTTGTCGAGCACCCAGCCAGCGCAATCAGCGCCAAGGCCGTTAGAGTTTTCCGCATGTTGAGCCTCCCAGTGTTTTGGCGACTCTAACAGGGAGGTTGCGCACAAATACAGGGCCTATCGCGTGTAGCGCATGATATGTGTCGTGCATTCACGATAGGCGCGGCCGTAGACCTCTTTGCAGCTCAGGCGGCCATAGAGGTGATGCAGCAGCACGTCGCCATCCAGCCAGATCGCGCCATGGCACGGGGTCGGACTGCCGATCGCCATAACAATCAGGTCGCCTTGCTCGGGAGTATCGACGGGAACAAATCCGGTCCTGGCGAAGTTATCGACATACAGGTTCTCGCCGTTGTGCCACCAGTCGTCCTTGCGGTGGAAGTCCGGCAAAGTGATACCGAGCTCTTGTCGGTAGTAATCTCGCACCAAGGTGTAGCAGTCGATGACACCATGCACGAACACACGGCCTTCCAGCGGCATTTCGCAGGCGGCCGGCATCTCATGCCAGGTTGCAGCGCCATCCTTCAGCCCGACAATCCACCAGGTCATGCGACTGGCAGCATGGCTGGCGATGTCATGTAGGCTTGGCTCTGGGCCGGCGTCAGGATGCGAGTGCACGACGGTGATGATATCGCCCATATCCTCGGCGGCTGCGTAGTCCTCCGGATGCAGGATAAAGTGATCCGGCTCTTCGGACTGATTGCGGCACGGCACATAGGAAGGCTTGCCGCGCACGCTGACGACCAAGCCGACCGACTCGCGAGGATACTCGACGCGGGCATGCGCCTCGGCGTCAGCCCGGCACTTGTTGAATACTTCACTCATGGTCACAACCTCGGTACGCGGGCAATGCCCGGGAAGCAGCCGATAGGAAGCTCGCCATTCTCCCCAAAACGTTTCTTGCAGCCCCTCATGGTCCGACTGCATTGGTCCTTGGCGGGATCGCTGGTTGGATTGTCGGCATAGTCGGCCACCGGGCCGCCGGCGTAGCTGCACTCCCCCGAGCGGTACGCCCACAGGCAAGTGCCGGCCTCCACCTGGCGGCGCGGGAGCTTGACGCCCTGCAGATCAAGCGGTGAACCAAGTTCGAACTCAATAGCGGCCGGCGTTTCGTTGGCCTTGCGCGTGATGATCCACGTTTCAACCGGGTACTCTTCGGCCGGGTTGGCCGTAGGGTTGCCGGCGGAAAAGTTCACCGCGTCCAGGTATTTGACCAGCGTGCGACGGCGCTTGAGTTTCACTGCAAGCAGGTCTTCATACTGACGACATAACGCAGAGATGGTGCCGCCGAAGTTGCCGACCTGCAGCTTTGGTCGTGCCGGAGAACCCTGGCTGGGTGTAGCGAACTCGACGGCATTGATCGGCCAAGGTGTGTAGATTTTGGTCTTCCACACTACCGAGCCAAGCAACTCGTTGGTTCCGGAGTGAAAGTAGATAGACTGGCCAGGTAGCACCAATTCGAAGCCTTCCCAGATCGTCAGGCCCTTTGCGAGCGAGAGTTGTCCTTGAAGCTCACTCATTCGTAAACCTCCTCAAAGGTCGCGGACAGGCTGTCAACGCCGAGAGCGACGTTGGTTCGAGTCCACTCTCGGCAAACAAAAACCCCGATCGCTTGACCGGGGTGCGTGTAGTTGAAGGCGTCGATGGCACCTCTTGCGCCCAGGAAGGCGTCGATGACATCAATTTCCCCCTTGGCCCGCTTGAACATCAGCGAGTACTTGCGCGGCTGCCGGTTGATCCCGGTTCCCTGCCGCTGCTCGTACCCATCGCCGAACCTGATTGGCTTTACCGTTGGGGTAACCGTCTTGGAGGCGTCATACGTCGCCCGCCATGTGAATGCCAGCATGATTCCTCCTTAGGTGAGTTGCCCGCCGTTACGGCGCTGCCGCGCGATTTCCTGCTGTGCGACAACCTTCATCGCCTCAGCCAATTTCGCCGGATCTGGGATTGTGCTCGCGCCGTTATCAGCTGCGTCGATGTAGAAGGTTATGGTGATCGGTGTTGCGCTGCTTCCGCCGCGGATACCAAGGCGCCCTTGCGAGTCACGAGCCAGCGGAACAATTGCCTCTTCGCCAGCCTCGCCCATCACCCCGGTTTTACCGTTGGCCATACCGAATGCCGTTGGCTTGCTGACAATACTGTTGGTGAAGGCGGCGCCATCGGCAAACATCTGCACGCCGCCGGACCAGGCCCCACCATTCGCCTGAAAGTAGGTTGACGAGTAACCGGCTTGTGATGCTCCAAGGTTCGACGAAGTAGCACCGGCAGAGCCGGAGGCAAGACCATTGCCGCCACCACCGAAATAGGCACCAGCCACATTGGCAGCCAGGCCGAACAGACCACTCAGCGCCGAGGAGCTCGCCTGCCGCATTGCAATCTTTGCCATATCGGCGAGCACGGACTTGGCGAAGTCGGAAAACGACAGCTTGCCTGTCATGGAGAACTGCGTAATAGCATCTTCCATGGAGCTGAACGCGCTGGTGAACAGACTTTTCGTCTGCCCGGCCACGTCGCGCGTCGACTCGAGGTAGTTCTCCCATGCCGAAGATGCGCCAGCACTCCAACTACCTTGCGCATCGGTCATGTCGTCATAGTTGGCGACTACCGTGTTGCGCAGGTCCTGCTGGCTCTGCGAGACGGCTTTCAGTTTGGCGTTGTACTCGTCGAGGCTCATGCCGCGCGAACCGTCGCCATACTGGTTGGCCAAGTCGATGCGCTGGGCGTTCGCCTTGTCGTCGATGCCGTTCTGCTGCTCCGTCAACGATCGCTGACGATCGCCCTGCCCAAGGCCAGAGGCCGCACGTAATCCCTGCTGTCGAAGTGTCTCGACCTGTTGCTGGAGAGCGCTGGTGTACGTGTTGACCGCCAGCGTCTGCTTACGCAGGCGACCTTCTTCGTTGGTGGCGATGATCGACAGTTCGCTGTCGCTATCCTGCTGTGCCTTGACCATGGCGCTGCGGGCATCGGCGATCTTCTGATCTATCTGGATGACTTGTGCCGCGGTCGCGCCCTTCTTGGTCTTGGACGCTTCGAGCGCATCGATCTCCGACTGGTAGCCCTGGGCAACTTCTTCAGCTTGCTGCTGCAACAGACTGACGCGCTGCTCGGTATAACTGGCCTGAGAGATCACCCCTGCCCGCTGCGATGCTTCGAGCTCCTTGTCCGCGTTTTTGTAGTAGGCCAGGGTTTCGGCCAATACATTCTTCGCGTTGTTGAAGCTGGTTAGATCGACGCTGCCGGCGGCAGCCTTCGGATCCTTGAATTTGTCGTTGAGGTTCGCCATGTTCTTGGCGACCGCGGCAGGATCGAGTCTGGAGTCGTTCGGGTTGACCTTCCGAATATCATCCAGGCTTTTCTTGTAGTCCTTGATCGCCTCGGCGCGCTTCTGTTCGTTGGTCAGCGAGGATTTGGTGATCGCGTCGACTTTCGACATTGCGACAACTGCGCTTTGCTGCGCCTTTGCCTGCTCACCTTCGTACTTGGCAATGTCTGCTTCGGCGGCTTTCTGGTCCTCCAGCATGTTTAGCCGGTTACGGTAGAGGTCGATCATCTCCTGCTTGTTTTGAAACAGGCCAACATCGCCCGACTCTGCTCGAGCGAGATCACGCTGGGCCTGCTCAATATCGGAGCCGATGCTGCTGCGACCGATGTTTTTCAGGTTGTCAGCCGCGCGAGCGACAGCGTTGTAACCCTTCTCCCAGAAGCTCAGGTTTTCGAGGATTCTCGGCGTGCGCTCGTTGATGGCGTCCGCGTATTGCTCGGTCGCCAGCTTGACAGCACCTGCGTGGTCGCCCTGCTCTTCCAAGGCGGCGATCTGCGAATAAACCGAAGCAGTTAGATAGTGATATTGCTCATTCAGCGCGGCAGACGCTTTTACTGGCTCGTCTGCCAGCTTGGAAAACTCGGCAACAGTCTCGCTGACGGCTTTGCCGGTAGCCTCCTGCATAGAGACTGCGGCCTTGGTGATGTCGCCAAAACTTTCGCCAGCTATCTTTCCATTGCCAGCCAGCAATGCGAGCACTTCTGCCGCTTGACCGGTTGTGCCGACAGTCGCACTGACTTGGCGGGCAAGCTCGCCCATTTGGCCTGCACTGACACCAGCGAAATTCCCGGTCAGTACCAGTGATTTGTTGTAAGCGTCCTGCTCTTCGCTGCCCTTGTAATAGGCAACAGCCAGAGCGCCGACGGCGGCAGTGGCCAATGCAATCGGCGCAAGAATGGCAAGCAAGCCAGCAGCTGAAGCGCCAGCACCTGCACCCAGCTGAGCGACGGCACGAACACCGCTACCCCAGTCGCCGGACGACAAAGCGTTGCCGAGCTGTACGACGTTTTCCTGCGCCTGGCGGGTACCGAGTTTCAGTTTGTCGAACCCGGTCGCAGTTTTTTCGAGCTTCGAGTAATCCTTGTCGATTTTACTCAGCGACGAGTTGTATTGGTCCTGACTGATGCGACCAGCATCGAGGTGCTTACCCAGCTGCTCAACCTGAGTGTCCAGTTTGGACATTGCCGCCTTGGCCGGATCGATTGCGCCGAGCAGGCTGTTCAGGGCCTTCTGCTCATCCAGTGTCGACTTGGCCAGGGCCACCTGCTGCTTATCGAGCTGTGCGGTGATCTTGGTGAACTCGGCCTCGCCATAAGCGCCGGTCTTGGTGAGTTTCGCCAGACTCTCACGCTGCTTAGCCAGTTCCTGCGTGGTGGTCGCGCCTTTCGACAGCGACTTCTCCAGCGCTTCCATCTCTTTCATCAGGCCGACGGCGGACTGCTCGGCACGATCACCAGCCTTGGTCAGCTTGTCGAGATCGGTCGCAGCGCTGGCGGCATCAGCCGAATCGACCTTGATGCCGAGTTCTGCAATGTTCATCGACTCACCTTGAATAAGTGCCCGTCTTCACGGGCTGTTGTCGCGGGCTTCGGCCATGACTGCGATGGCTTCCGATTCCATTACGCGGATGTCCTGAAATACACCTGGGCGATCCTTCACCGGCACACCGACGAGGCGCATTACATTCGGCAGGACGCCGTAATCGAGGCCAGTTGCGCCGCATGCACCCGTACGCCACTGAGTCCCCATCGAATCCATGACGAGGAATGCCTTCCAGTTGTCCGGCCAGACTTCGAAAGTCTCGTCATAGTCGTCCGGAGATAGTCCGAATAACGCCAACTGTTCGGCCGAAACTGAAGGCTCGTATAGCGCACGAGCGGCGGCGGTTAGTTTCCCAGTCGAGCCTTCCCAAAGGCTTCGCTGTAGGCCTTAACCACTTCATCCGATACGCCGATGCAGCTCCTCACCAGAGCAGTGATCGACTCGTCGTTGAGCTCATCGTCGAAGCCCCACGACACGACCAAGTCCTTGATTTGATCAACGCCCTGCTCTACTTCGGCCGCGGTTACTTCGGAAAGGGAGGGCTGTGTACCCTTGAAGCGCTCGCCGATTGCCTCCGCCTTTTCCTTCCATGAGTCGAACAGCTCAGCCAGCGCCGTACGGTCGCGGTACTTGAACGTGAACGGCACCATTGCCGGCGTGCCGCCAACCTGCGGAATGGAAACATCAACGGTGAACGTCGGTTTCGGCGCAATGGAAAACTTTGCCATGAGGATTCCTTACGACAGGTAGCGAGTGATGGAGGCTTGCAGCGCCATGGAAACAGTCTTGGTCATCACGTTGTTGCGTGAGATCGCTGGCTGTTGCGAGAACGAGGTGTAAACGCCGTAATAGATCTTATCCACGCCAGGCAAATTCATGCGCGCGGCCTGAATGGCTTTCGAAAGGTCCGCGGCGTTCAAGACGGGCACATAGGGCAGAGTTGGGTCATCTGCGACGGTGATGGTCATGCTGGCGGCAGACTTGTCTGTCGGGATCTGGAAGCCTTGCGGAGCTTCAAGGAAGTTGATGTCCGTGTAGTTCTGTTCACCGCCGGCAGAAGCGAAGTCTGTGACCTGCGGGATTTGCACCCAGGTCAGAACTTTCTTCAGGCTGCCCACGCCGGAGCCGGCCGGATAGACCGTGGTGTCAGTGGTGTCAATCGACTCCAGGGTGATCGCGGTCGCAGTGGCAGTCTTCACTCGCACAACCTTGTTGTTCAGTGCGGTCCAAGCAGAAGCAGCGAGCACGATGTCGCCGGCCACAAGTGTGGCGCCGGTTACGGTGCAAATGGCTTCGGATGCATTAGACGTGGCGGAGACGACAAGCGGAGCGGCGTAGGTAGCGGCGTGCTCGATGGTCGCACCGTTAGGCAGTTTTACGGCCATGGGTATTCCTCTATGCAGAAATGACAAAACCCGCTCAATGGCGGGTTCTGGGTTTGCCCAATGGGCGGATTTGTTATTTGTTGCAGGGAGGCGCTTTAGGCGTCAACCGGAGGTCAGAAGTTGATGTAGATGCATGGCTCGGCATTCGGGTCGCCGGCCTTGGCATCCTCATGTTCGCCGCAATGCCCAATTGGCCTGACGTTGGCGAGTATGTAGGTCCTCTCGACGCAATCAACGTCGGAGAATCCGTCCTCGTCGAAGCCTGGCGTGACCACTCTCAGGTCGCCATGTTCCTGCTTGAGACGCTCGAGCTTTGCAATCAGTTCGCTGATGTTCATGCGCACTCCTCTGATTCATTTGGTCCAGTATCGCCGATAACTCAGGCGGTGTCGGCCCGGTACTGGAACGAGACCGGCAAAGCCAAGGCGGTGTCTTCTTGCTGCCCAGGGCCCGGACTCACAGGCGTCATCACCTGAACGCTGAATCCTGTCTTGGTCAGTTGATCGTTTAGCGGGTACAGCACAGCCAATTCATCGGCCAATCCCTCTGCTGCCCCGGTGCCGCTACCGGAGGGTGTCACGATCGTGATTTGAAACACCCCGGTGTAAAGCCGATGGGCGCCAGCGAGGTCATTGCTGTTCGTACCTGCCGGCAGCAAGAAAGCCCGAAGGTAGGTCTCGTTCGCCGTCGGCGTGAAAGCAACGCTCTGGTAAGCGATGCGCAACGCAGGACTACGCGCGGCTGCCCATGCCTTCAATCGGCCCTCAAGCAAGGATCGGATGATTTTGTGGCTCATACCTGGTTGTTCCTGATGGCCTCCAGCACGATCTGCTGGAAGCGGGCCACGGTGATGCGGACCATGCCACCCGGTGCTTGGGTCGAATGCCCGAACTCGAGCGGGATGGCATACGGCAGGTTGTTGATGAGGTAGGCAGTCTGTCCGGCGGTGAAGTCGCTGACAGCCGAAACCAATGCAGCGATTGTTGCTTGCCCGCCCGGATCAACCTCGTCAAAGGTCACGCTCTCCACTACATCGATCGAGAGGTGCCAGTTGGCTCGGAACCGCCCGCCGACGTAGCCTTCAGGGGCAACGATATCCATGCCGTCGTTCAGCTTGCGCCCAGGCTTGAGCCGGTCCGCCTTTGTCAGGTTGGCCGGATCGCTGCGCAAATCGCTGTTGTGATCGTCCACGGCCTTGTTGTACTGACTTGCTACCGCGTTCTGCGCCCAGATCTCAGGGTTGCCCACCGGAGACATGCGGATGACGCTGCTACCGACCTCGATGATGATCTCGCGCAGACTGGCGTCGATAGCTTCAGTGGCCTGGGCCGCGAACTCGGCGAGGCTTAGTGCAAAGCTGCCGGACTGTCCGGCGCCCGCCCGGCTCACGATCGCACCTGCAGCTCGTACAGGATCGGCGTGCCGGCTGGGTTGATCTCTTTCAGTGGCGGGACGATTGACCAGGTGCGACCTTGGACAATGACCTTGTTCAGCAGGTCAGGCGCCCACGCCAAACCCTGCGCCGCGATCTTGAGTTTCTTGTCGCCCTGCTTGATGAGGCTGTTGTTCTGGAATTCTTGACCGGTGAAGTCGAGCAGGATGCCTTGGGCGGTCTGCTCGGTGATGGTGTCTGGCGGTGCGCTACCGGTGTCGGGGTCGTACTCGCCGACAGTGGTCGCCCGGATGGTCACAGGCTGGCCGAACTCTGTGATCATCTCCAGAGCCGTCACGGCCATTTCGTAGTAGAAGGTGGCCATGATTGCTCCAGCTCAGGTATCGGTTTATGACGCTGCTTCGAGATCCACTCCTGAGCGCAGGTATGCGATTCCCAGTGCGGGAATGAGCACACCTGAAAACAGAGTCAGCAGATCAATTTGCCGATCATCATGAAAGAAGTACAAAAGAAAAATCGATGTGATCGCAATGACTGCGATCAGTGATTGAGAAAGGAGTGGCCCAAGCGTTCGTCGTACAGCTTTTAGAGCTCGCTGCCTGCCGAATGCGCACAGGATCCACAAATAGAACCACTCAAAAATGGCAACCATAAAAATTGCCAAAGCCAATAGCGTCGCAATAATCCCTGAACCAATCATGTCGTAGCCTTCCTTTGCCGTCTGATGAATTTTTATTTTGGCTAGGATAGTTGCGTTACGCACGGACAGCAAACAGCCCGCGCTTCTGTAGGTAGTCAGCAAACTGAGTGGCGCTCGGTCGATCCGGCGCCGCCGGCAAGAGTCGGCCGCTGGTGTTGGAGATCGTCGCGTATTCGCGAGTTACCGCGCCTTCGATTCGCTCCAGGGTGATTGCGCCTTTGCGTTTCTCCACCGGATCGATATCGTCCTGATGAATCTCGGCAGCCAAGGCCATCTGGCCGTACTGGATACGCGCCGGCAGGTAGTTGTCAGGCTTGATCTGGCAGTCCAGTTCAACCCCGCGGCGCGGCCAGGCCAGAGCCTGATCGCTGTCCATCTTGCGGCCCTTCCAGGTCATGCCATCCATCGCCAAGGCGGACCGGCGCAGCAGCGCTTCTTGTGCTGGCTCGTCCGCAGGGATGGTCACACCGAATTTACCGGCGTACATGACCAAGTCAGCAGCGCTCGCGTAGCTTTCCGCGTCAGACTTTCCGGTGCCGTCCTCGATGATGAGTGTCATGAATCAACTCGCTGGATTGAGTTTTGAATGATTGGCCACCGGATTGCCGGTAGCCGCAGTATCACGCCTTGGGCAGGTCAGCGACGAGCTTTTCCAAGGATTCTTTCGACGCATTCGCGCGGTACGAAACGCCTGCCACATCGAGCTTAGCCTTCAGGGCTTCGACCTCTACGCCTTCGCCCGCCTTCAACTCGGCGAGTTCATGGCGCAGCGTCTCATTTTCCATTGCGAGATCATCGCGCGCACCGGCCAGATCGACCATCTGAAGGCGGATGCCGTCGAGTGCCTGAAACAGACGGATTGCGAGCTCACCGGCTTCCGGCTTTTCAATCTCGCCAGCGTCAAGCCCGTCAATGACAGCGCGGACCATATCGCTTTCGATGCGCAGCTTGCCGATTAGCTCTTCGAGTTCAGCCTTGTTATCGCCAGCCCCAACAACCAGCACCAAGTGCTGCTCGACTTCCTTCAGCGTTACTTCGGGCGGGTTACTGGCTTCATCGTCGCGGCTTTCGGTCACATTCGCGTCGATGATGCGCAGGCCTGCTTCCTTGGCCAACATCTTCACGTCTTCCTGGTACTGATGAAACGGACCGGGCAGATACCAAATCTTGTTGCTCATGATCATTTCCTCGCCAAACCGGGCGCGAGGCCCGATTCGATCTTCAGGGATTACTTGGAAGCATCACCGATCAGGGCAACACCAGCGGTGTCCTTGATGCTGGCTGCGGTTTTGTCCCAGTTGGTGCCGGTGGCCAGCGCTGCGTTAGACGGGGATTTGCCACCGTTGGTGGTATCCCAGGTGTAACCCTTCAGACCTAAGCCGAAGGTGTAGTCAGTCTGAATGGTGGTCTCGATGCGCTCTTTGCCGTTGACGGTTTGAACGTTCGAGATGATGTCGCGGTTGTCGTGGACCAGCGCAGCACCGCCCACCAAGCCCAGGATGATTTCCTTGTTCGGCGTGCCAGTCTGCATCAGCGCCGGAGCATCAGTGACGATCGAGACTTTGCCGAGGATGTCGACCACGCGGACGTTGCCAGCTACGAATAGATTGGTGGAGTTGCCGATCGCTTGGCCGACCAGTTTGTGCCAGGTAGTACCCTGCATGATCTGAGCAACCAGCGACTGGCTGGCATCGCCGAACTTCGCATGCGCGTTGTTCAGGCCTGCCTGAGTGATACCGGCGGTTGCCGACACGTCGTTCACCGCTGCGGCCTGCGCAGTGATCGCAGCGACCAGAGCGGCGATGGCAGTGTTCAGCTGATCCTTCAGCAGAACCTCTGCGAACGCCCGGCTCGCCACTTCGACGCCCTGAACGGTTGGACGCTCCAGCCATGTCATCTGAGATGGTTCGTAGCGGATCGGACCGAAGCCGCCAGCAACCTTCACCGAAGTGTTTTTCAGCTCGGTCAGATCGGTGATTGGTGCGACGCCGTTAGCTGCATAGCGGTCAACTCGGCGTTGCGCTGCACCCAGAGCTTGGAAGAACGACTCCTGCAAGAAGTCGCCAGTGAAGCCTTCAGGGGACAGCACGATCGCACCGTTACTGGCAGCGTTGAACGCTTCGAGCAACTGATCCAGCGTCTCGAGAGTCGCCGGCATGATGTACTGGTTGAAAACCTGCATTTGAGACAGGGACATGAATTATTTCCTTACTTGAGAGGGAGATCAGAGAACTTGCTGGCGATTGCAGCCGCTCGTTCCGATTTAGTGCCACCGATATTTCCTTTCGGGGCCCCGCCCCCACCACCAGCACCAGGAGCCCCGCCCCCACTGCCTTTACTACCCGCGATCAACGGCGCGAACGCCGTGTCGTTTGCGAATTCTGCTTTCAGCTCGTCCAGCGTTGCCGCCGAGAGCTTGCCCTGCTGATCGAGAACGACCACAACAGGCTTCCCGTCGCGCTGCTCGACGCTCAGACGGCGTTCGATGTGCGGCAACAGGGCTTTGGCGCTACCCGGGATTGCCAGGGCAGACGCGATATCAGTAGCGGTACGGCCGACAGTCAGATCCCGGATCTGCGCACTCAGCGTTCCACGCTCTTGTTCCAGCGTGCCGTTCAGCTCAGCTTCGCGGCGGTTGTACTTCTCGGACCAGGAGCGTTCGAGCTCTTCGACGTTGCCGGACTTGCGGGCAGCTTCTTCGCGCTCCAGTCGAGCCTGATCTTCGGCATCCTTGCGGGCCTTCTCAGCGGCTTTCTTTTCGCCGAGCAGTTCTTCAACCTTCGACTTCAGGCCCGAAACGTCTTCGGGTTGCGGCAGACCTTCAATGCCGAGCACGAACTTGCCGTCCTTCTCGGTGTAAAGAGCGCGCACGGTGTCATCCACCCCTTCCAGAGTGTCCAGCTGATATTTCAAACCCATTTTCTTGTCTCCCAGAGACGTTGGTGCAGGCCCTGCCTGCTATTTGATGCCCGCCCGCTCGAACGCCAAAGGCTCAAGAGCCTTCATCTGCACAAGGGTCAGAGGTGAAAAGTTGCGATCAAGCTGCAGCTCGGAGAACCGTTCGATGCTCAGGCCGCCTTCGCGGAAGAGCTTGGCGCGGACCGGGCCGATGGCCTTGTCCTGGAACGCTGCCGGCTGCTGCTTGAGCCATTCGTAATACGACTGGTCTGCCCTGACCTGCTGCGGCCCGCTATCGCCAATGGATGCGCGGGTCGCGCCCTCGAAAAACAAGGCGCTAAAGCGAGTGATGGCAACAATTGTGGATCTGCACTGAATGTGCAAAGGAGGCCGCGGCCCTTCAGTCAGCTTGAAGCGCTGCTTGTCGAGGGATCGGCATTGACTGGTGGTCTTCGTATCCAGGGTGCTGACCCACTCCACTGCCTGCACAACGTCGGAGTTCTCTTTCAGAGTCTCCATGCGCGCTTGAGTGGCGACGTGTTGCACCGCAGTTCGTACCACGGCGCCGGCGTTCCGGTTGGTCGTGGCCAGGATTCCGTCGTTGTACTGAAGCGCTTTGGTGCCACGAATGTTCTTGATGATCTGGAAGTTGGTCTGGCCTTCGAAGAACCCCTGCCGGATCGCGCCAGTGAGGCGTTGTCGCTCGGTGGCGGTGAAGCCATCAATAAACGACTTGAGCAGCTTGCCGCCATCAGCGCCGCGCACGCTGAGCGGGTTTCCAAGGATGGCCGTCCTGATTGCAGCAGCGCCAGGCACCGCCGCATCGAACGAGACGCCAACCGGCGCCGCCCGAGTCAGGCTGGTTGCTTCAAACTCGGCCTCGTAGTTCGCGATGTCGATCAGATCGAGGTTCAGCTTGTCGCTGTAGCGGTTGAAGATGCCCAGCAGCAGGCTATCGACCTCGCTCAGCAGCCGTTCCAGCCGAGCAACGGTGTAATCCGTCAGATCGGTCCGCGTCAGCCGCTCACGGATCGAGCGGTCGATCTCCTTGAGGAAAGGCCCGAACTTGGCGACCTCCCCCGACTTCAGTTGCTCGAGGAAAACGGCGTGGCGAATCGTGGCATCAAGGATTGCTTGGTTTGCCGCCATTCGGGATTACCTCGGTGTCGTCCAGGGCAGGCCCAGGGCTTTCGGTCTCCAGTTCGTCGCGGATCTGGTCGTCGGTCTTCTCGGGATCGATAACCCCGCGATCGCGCAGGTACTGCCAGAAGTCGCCCGCCGGCAACTTGCCGCCCTGCACTGCGTTGAACAGTGCCGTGAGGATCGTTGCGTCCAAGGTGATCTGACTGAAGTCCTGATTGAGCTTGTAGAGAGTTTCGCCCGGAGCATTCACGAACTCAGCCATCCAGACCAGGCATTGGCTGTAGGCCTCGCTGACGTTGCTCACCACCAGCGACAACACGCTGTGTTCGGCGGCGCTGTCGTTGTCGGCCTGGGTCGCGGTCTTCACCGCACTGCCTCGCTCGATCAGACGGGCGCCGAGCGACACCATGTCCTCTTTCTTGCTGTCCATGGCCTCTTTGGCCACCGTGTTGGGTTGAGCCTGCCAGACGCCGCAGGTACCGCTGACCGGAAGCAACCAAGGCGCACGGGAGCCGAGGAAGATGCCGCCCTTCTCCATGTGGTCGCGCCACTGCTCATCCAGCCCCGCCATCCACGGTTGAGGCTGGCCCACCAGGTAGGCCGCCTCTTCGTAGTCCGCGCTGTTGCGGTAATGGCCGATGTTTACTTCAGCCATGTCGTAAAGCGGTGAGTCATCGATGCTGGTGTCGTTGTTCTCGCTGCCCAGAAACTGGAACGGGATGACTCTCCAAGGCTGACCGAGACCATTCAGGGGCGTGAAGGGCGCGATGGTCATTGCCGTTTCGCTGGAGCCCTCCTCCCACACTTCCTGCGTGTAGACGCCGGCGGCATCCAGACGCAGCACTCGAAACTGAACGACCTGTTCGCTACCAAAGCCGTCGTCAGTGTCGACATCCACCGTCTCGCGCAGCACGACCAAACTCAGCAGATGCTGGCCGCCGACTTGGCGAGTCTTCCAATTGATGATCGCCTCGGCCGGGTAGCTGGCGACGTTCGCCCGGGCTCGACCGGCTTGTTCGTCTGCCTTGCTCACAGATCCGGCCACGACCGCCGCGTAATCCACCAGCAACCCGTGACGGCCGACTTCGAGCAGATGCCCGATGACCGACTGCGACTGCTGGTAGATGCTCACGCCCTGCCCGTCGATGTCCTTCGACACGTAGTCGAGGGCGCCGGGAACGGTCAGCGTTGGCCAGGTGCGGAACACTGCCCCCACTAGACTGTGTTTCGTCCGGCCCGTTGCGTTGTAGAACACGGCGCGCTTCTTGTACGCGTCGTAGCGAGCCTTGTTGTCCTGGCTTTCGTCAGAGGCGTTCGGCCGTGGAAGGTAGTAATCACCGGCAGCCTTAATGGTTTCCGAACCCTTGCAGACGTCGCGCACCAAGCGCCAGCGGTATCGCGCCGCTGTGTACTCGGGGCGGGTAAAAGTGACGTCCGTCATCGGGCGACTCCCATTTTCATTGAGGTGACCGGTTTAACGATCGGATACTCGCGGTGAATGAAGTAACCCCCGCCGTCGTTGGCGTGGTCATTGCCTTGGCTCTTGTCCGGCTCTCCGTTGGGCGCCCAGATCTGCTGCTCAAGGCCGTCGGCATAGGTCGGGCATGTGAACGGGTTGACCAGGTATCGCCGTTCGCCCTGCGCATTGCAGAACATGGCGTTCATGGCGTTGATCCGATCCTTCACTGGCGGGTTGGCCGCCGGAGCGATGACCGAAAAGCCTGCCTGTTTGAGCATGGCGATATCGGTGACGCTGGCGTTGACCGACTTGCGGGAATCACCAGAGGCATCCGGGTAGATTCGGATTTCGCAGGTCTTCTCAAAGTCGTTGCCGTTGTGGCGCCAGTAGCGCTCCTTGATGCGGCGGATCATGTCCGGCGTGTCGTAGCCATCCATCAGCTCATCGACCGCGCGGGGAAGACCCTGCTCCCGTTTGACGTGAGTGATCGCCGCCATCTTGCCGACGTTGAAGTCCATGCCGATGAATAGAGGCTCACCCGGCTGCACAGTGTCGAAGCACTGATTCAGCTTGCGGTCGTACGTGTGGTAGATCGAGCCGGATGTCAGGTTGACGAACTGGCCGTTCAGATAAGCGAGGATCAGCTGCGGCGGATACGACTCCATCAACGATTCGATGTAGTCGCTTGGCAGGTTCAGTTCGTTGTCGAACGTGCTCGCCTGCACCAGGCCGTACATCTCATTCAGCTTCGGCTTATCGCGGAGCTGCTTCACGAACTGCAAGAAGACGAACTTGAAGCCTTCCGGCGTCGTGGTTACGTCGACGCCGTTCTTCAGCCCCGGCAGGTTGTAACGCATCCGAGCAATGATCTTGCGCCAAGCCTGCTGCGCCTTGATCGACGTCAGCACGTCCAGTTCGTCCACCAGGGCGTGGCCAATCTTGAAGCCGACGATGGTCTGCGGCTTCTCCATCGACCGGCAAATGACAGTGCCGCGATACTGCCGGCCGCTGTAAATGTGAACCTCATGGTTCGCCTGGTTGATCTTGGTCTTCAGCCCCCAGTCAAAGGCCACCTCTTCCACGGTGGGATAGAAGATGTCCCGGATCTGCGGGTAGGTCGGTGCGAAGTAGCCAGCGTTGACTCCAGGCCACTCCATGAAGTGCTTGCACAGCGCCGAGCATCCCACCCAGGTCTTTCCTGAGCCGAACCCTGCAACGAATGCGCGGAATTTGTGTGGCAGTGTGAGGAAGTGAGCCTGCGGAACGTTAAGGCTCGGCATTCGGCTTCCTCGCATCCACTACATCGACCTGGATGCGGGTCGGGATTGCTGGCTCGTCGTCAGGCTCGTCTTTCCGGTTCCGGTTGACGTACATGTCGCCGGTTTCTTTCGCGGCCTGCTCCAGAATCTGCATGGCCAAGCCGATGTTCTTCATCGTTTCGGCACGCTCTACAAATCGATTCATAGCGCGGAGGCGGAACGCACGGTTGGCGATCGGGATCTCTGCCGTCTCTTCGCGGAAGCGCTTCCGAGTGTCTTCGAACATCGTCACCCAGCGCTTTGCCAGCCCCTTCCCTGAGGTCTTCGTGGGATCGTGCGTTTCCACCTGCTGGCGGGTAACCGATACCCCATATTCTTTCTGGACCGCTTCAACAACCTGTGAGGGCGTGTCGAAGCACGCCAGGGCCTGAACGATAAAGGCCTTCACGTCGTTTTGAAGGGCTGCCATAGATTCTCATCCGTCCAGAGCCTGTCAAGAATCAGGCCGACTTAAGCAGACAGGTTCCGCAGGCCCTCGATATGTTCAATTTCCCTACCTCGGCAGGTTTGTTTGCAGCATCCACCAACGCTTGAACGTCAGGGCTCGCACCGTAGCGACGCACCACACCGACGAACTCTTCGACGTCGTGTCCGCGCATCTCGATCTTGGGAGCACCTTCCTTGGTGAAAGCCGGCTGACCGTATTTGTCTTTGGCGTGAGCTAGGTGATACAGCTCATGCTCAACCACGGCACAGAAGTCGGTATCGCTGCACTGGGCGCAGTAGTCAGCGGCCAGCGTGATGATGAAAGCCGGCACATCGCCGAACCAATCGAACATCTGTTGTTCCATCCGGGCTTTCTGCCAACCACCAGCGCGGAACGCGACTTGCTCGGCCTGACCCAAGACTGTTCGGCCTTGTTTTTCGAAGTGTGAAGACGCCCACATGATCCGGATGTCTGCATCCAGCAGATGGGCATGGTCTTCGTTGTGAATGCTGCCGGTGTCGGCAAGGATCTCGGCGCTCAGCCACTCCCACACCTCAGGCGCTGGAATCAGGCGAATACCGAAGTCGGAAAGCTCGGATAGTTCGAGTAGCGACTTGGGTGGCATCGGTCTTTTCACTGGACCACCTCCGAGACGACCCGAAAGCCAAAGAGAAAATGATTATCATTAATGCAAACCGACGAAACTGCACCCCTTTCGGGTGGCGCGAAGCCTGAGTATGTGAAGAATGGGACGGGTCTTTCTAAATCACCAAGGATTTTGCGATGCCCAACGCTTTTGAATCACTTCTGTTCGTCCTGGCTGTCTTTGTTGGCCCGCTTGTTCTTCATCGCTTCTTCAGCTGGTATTCGAAGAAATTGCGCTACATCACCTCTTCCATTGCCATTCACGCTGCGTTCTTTGCCTACTGGCTTGCCAACCACTACCCGCAGTAAAGCGACCGCCAGGAAAAGGCTGCCCGACGCCAACACCATCAGTGCCGCACTCACCCGCGGCACACCTCACCTTCCGCGTCTTCCAGAATGATTTCGATCAGCTTCTGCTCACCCAGCCGGAACAGGGCAAGCGACTGCATGTCGTCGGCCATCGGGCCAAACCCGAACACCTCGATGCGACCGCTCCCAGTACGCATGCCGATCACGCCGACCGAGCAGGCTTCACGTTCGCCCGACTCAAGGTCATCGGCGATCTTGCGCAACGTGTGGACTGCATCACGCCAGCCTTCACGCTTGAATTCCAGCAGCTTAGCGGCCATTCATTTCTCCTTGGAGGGATCGGCCTCGCTTCAATAAGCCGACGCCCTTTTGGAAGCGGGAACGCCTCCTCAGTCCACTAACTCATTGGGGATCGATGGTCTATGGTTAGGCATCAGACCAAGCCATAGAGGAACTGGAAATGATCGAGCGCATCACTGAGGGATTGGTAGTGCAGGCGGCCAGGGAATGGGCTGCACGAAAGAACAAAAGCAATACATCCGCCGTAGCCAATGCTCAGGAAACGATGGTCGCGCTCAAGGTCAAACTGAGCGATGAGGAGTATGCCCAAGCATTGGCAAAGCTTTATCGCGATTACGAAGAGTCGTAAATAACGCGTGTTCAGCTCACCATGATGTTGGTCTGCATCTGGGCGTGCCCGTGCAAGAGAGACACGACCAGCCCCTGAGGTAGGCCGGCAGCCTTGGCAGCGTCAATCGCTTTGGCAATGGCGCTATCCAGTTCAGTGATCGCCTGGTTGATGGCGGGACTCAGTGGCAATGCGTGATGCAAGCGGGTGATGTTGGTCATGCCGTCACACGAGACTCAACGCAGCAACGCCCAAGGCAATGACCGCGATTACGATCCAGCCGAGAGTGGATACCGCTTTGGATGAATTGGTGTTCGAAGCCATGGTGATTCCTCGTCGCAGGTCGCGACACAATTTGCTGATTCGCGAAACGTGTCGCGGATTACTTGCTTTGACTGCGCTTGATCTGGGCGTCCACCTGGTCGGCACACGTGTCCAGCAACTTGATGGCCTGATCCTTGAGCTCCCACACATCGCCGTTCAGGCGAAGCCCGGCCTCAGACTCGGCCGCGTCGATCCGCTCACAGGGAATTAGCTCTGGCGCTTCAATTCTTACTGCCTGGGTCTTTGTTACCAGCTGCGGCTTTCCCGCGCAGGCCGTCAGGCAGAGGCTGAGCAGCCCAATCACGAACAGGCTTGCTGTTGCGCTTGAGATCTTCAAAGTCTTTCCTCGCCTTTTTGGCTTTGTCTTCGCTGGCCTTGATTCGCTTGTTCAGGTCTTTCAGATAGTCAGCGTTGCGCTGGGCTTCGGCGCGGAGGGTGGTGATCGTCGCCTGGCTCTCGGTGTTGGCCTCGATGGCGTCTTGTTTACCCTTGGCCTCGATCGTCACCTGCCCTTCAAGTGCAATGACCTGGTAGTGCTGGATACCCAGTAACAGGCAGGCTACGAGCGCGATGATTGCTGCAGCTGCGAACGCCTTCATAGCGAATCCACCTTGCGACCCAGGAAGCGGGTCACCATTTCGCGAATGGCCGTAACGCCAAGGAAGCCAATCGCTCCACCGGCCGCGACCGAAAGATTCGACGGCCACTCCATCCAGGCGATAACGCTACTGGCCGACAGGCTCAGGCCTCCGCAGATCAGCGCTTCGAAGATGATTCGGCGCTTGCTGGTTTCTTTGGCGTCGTACAGCACGCGCAAGAGGGAGATGAGGATCGCCATAATTGCGCCCTGTAGGAGTGGATTGCTCATTGCCTCCCAGAACTTGGCCCAGCTCTCAGGTCTGTCCGGCATGATTGAGAATCCAATGGCTCCCTCTCGGGGAGATTGATAGATCCGACTCCAGCAGCACTCCCAGCTCGGAGCAATGGGTGTGGTGGAGCCGAAAACGAAAAAGCCCCGCACAATGGCGAGGCTCATATAAAGAGTTTGAATCATTCAGACCGGAAGCAAGAGAAATTTACTCGCACCCATACTAGGCTCAACAGGTGATAGCCAGTGGCCATGAGGTCCGCCGTGAAGCTCTCGAATTTTATTATCTGCTACAGCTTCAACGGGTACCGCGTCGTGTTCGCCCATCCCTCGACAACCATGACAGAGGCGGATGCTTGCTACCTCTCCTTAATTCACTCTGGCAGCAATCTTGGTTCAGGTCCGCCATGCGGCGGAACAATCAGAGCAATGCGAGATTTCGTGAGATTAAGCGGCATCACCGAAGTAACTTGGCACCGATCTTTGTAGATTCTGACTGGCGCGAAAGGCCCCGCTTAATGCGAGGCCCGAAATAGGTGTGAGGGTCTTTCCCCTCCTGTCCGCCAAAGACCTGGCTGTCCTGGCTAGAGGTAAGTTCTTTTATTGCGCCCACAAAAAAGCCCGACTCAATGGCCGGGCTTCTCCGTTGCTTCACTCCTAAACGCACGAAGGAATGACAGGATGTGTGGATAATGGCTCATTGGCTCACTGCCAGTCAAGCGGCTTTTGTCTCAATCAGTTCTTCTGCATCCAGCAGCGTTTGAGCGCACACCAAAGCCTCATCGACTTCACGCTCCAGCGCCTTGCGGATGTCGCGCCGCCAGCGCTCCTGAGTTTTGATCGGGTGCGGCTCGTTCGACCAATTGTCCATCTCGTACCAGCCGGCGGGCAGCACATTGGTCGAGCGCTTTCCGTCTACGCCGGCGAGCTTCGGCAATGCCCAAGTGACGACGGCGCAATGCAGGAACCGCTCAGGCGCCGGCGAACGCATGACCTTCGTCAGCTCGGCAATCGCTGCATGCTTGCGCTCGGTGTGCGTGGAGAATTTCGCCACCAGCACCCGCCAGTGCGCCGCCGACAACGACTTGTGCAGCCGGCCGAAAACCCAGCAGTCCTGGAGAAACGCCGCTTCCTTGCCAACGATCTCCCCCTTCTGCTTGGCACACTGCACATTTGGCTCGAAGTCACAGCCGCCGGCGGAATTGATGGTCTCGGCGGCGAGCGCCCGAACAACTGCGGATACCACGTTGCGATATGTCATGCCGCTCTCCCCTTCAGCTCTCTTGTTTTTGCCCGATAGTCAGCGGTCATCGCCTTCAGCTCTTCGATGGTGTACTTCTTCGGCTCATGCGGACCTTCCAGCCAGTCGACTGCTTCGGCGCCGACCCGCTTCACCAGCGCGATGCGGTAGTTGACGATGTTCCCGGACAGCTGGGTGTTGCACGGCGAGCACTGGCGGTGGCAGTTAAGCGGCTCGAAGCGAAGCGCAGGATTACTGCCAACAGTGCGGTAATGCCCTGCGTCGTATTTGCCCTGGTGGTGGCGGCCGCAACTGATGCACGGCAGTTCGGCGTCGCGCTCGCGCACCCAAGCGTTGAAAGCGATCTGCGTGTCCTTGAGGTGGTCGGCCCGACTCTTCAGCTTCTCCTTGCGGACCTTGATCTCTTTGCGCTCGATCTGGGCAAGCGACTTGCGAGCCTTCTCCTGATTCACATCTTTAATGGCGAGCCCGCACTTGGGGCTGCACACGGCCTGACCCAGGCGCTGCGGCGGGAAGCTGATTCCGCACGCGGGGTTCTTACACTTCTTCGGCTTGGGTTGTTTGGCGATCATGCAGCCTCCTTGCTCAGCAAATCAGTGAAGACCACGCCTTGGCCGGTGAAGAACGTGGCGATGCGGTCGGTGTACGCCACGCCCTGGGCGCGGTTGAACAGGCTGGTAACGGGGAAGCCATCAGGGCCGAACAGCTTGCACTCGCCCATCATGGCCAGCTTCTCCTCGTAGGGCAGATGGCGCATAACCCGGTACCACGCTGCCTGGAACCCTGAATCCTCGTTCAGCAGGATCTGCACGCCGAAGTGCAGCTTGCAGTAGCGTCGGGCATCGGCCGCGTCGCCGATCTGGGTCATCTCGGCGATGCGCTTGTACATCCCGAACCACAACGAGTTCTGGTCGAGGGTGCGGTCCTTGCCCGGGCGCAGGGAGACAACGACGAACTTCTTGTCGCGGTACATGGTGGTCAGGCTGGTAATGGCCTCGGTGAGTTTGGCCTGGCTGTTGACGCTGATTTTGTCGCTCATGCCGTCACCGCCATTGTGATCAGGACGCAGAACACGCCGATAGCAAAGCCGGCAAAGGTGCAGAGCAGCGTTGCTGGGGATTTAGGAATCATCAGAAACCCTCCTTGCCGCGCTGAGATTCCCACTCGAACGGAATGACGATCACTCCACCCTCCCGCAGACGATCCGCACACCGCTCTCCGATCGCGGCCGGCAGTGCCTTGGCATCCAGGTTGGAAACGATCACCGTCGGGCGCTGTTCCTCGTAACGGCCGTTGATGATTGCGAACAGCGTGGTCAGCTCGAAGTCGCTGGGCTTTTCCTTGCTGACGCCGATCTCGTCGAGGATGAGCAGCGACGGACTGACGAGACTCGACAGGATCTGGCTTTCGCTCTGCTCGCTGGTCCGGTCGTACGTGGCGCGGATCGCTTGCAGCACGGCGCCGACAGTGCGGTACACGGCGGTGGCGCTCGATCTGGCCATGATCTCGTTTGCGATGGCCACGGATAGGTGAGTCTTGCCAGTGCCAGGCTTGCCCAGCAGCAACAGGCAACGGCCCGACTCGGCGATCAGCGAGAACTCAGCAGCGTACCGGCGGCAGGTGTTCAGCGCCTTGTGCTGCTCGGCTGTGGTGGCCATGTAGCCTTCGAAGGTTTTGCCAGCGAAGCGCTTCGGGATCAGCGCCGAGCCAAGCTTGCGCTCCATGGCCATGCGGAGCATCAGCCCCTTGCTCTGACGCTCGGACTCTTCCGTCGCTTCCTGGGCGATTCGTGAGCACTCAGGACAGCCGGTCTTCAGCTCGCGGCCGATGACCGAGAAAATCTTCTGCTCGAACTCGCCGTGGGTGTCACAGTCGGCGGGCTGGAGGCGAGTTCCTGGCGGAAGCTCGGGGGTCGTTTGTGCTGGTTCAGAACGCATAGCTACCGTCCTCCCGCTGGATCAGTCCGTCGGTGTAGTTGCGGTCATCGAAGCCGGTGTGACGGGACTGAGCGACCGGTGCCGGGGCCGACTCGGCCATGCGCTTGATCACCCAGGACGCTTTGAAGCCCTGCCACCCAGAGGTCAGCGCCTCGGTGATTGCGTCGGCGGCGGTGATCCCGGCTTCGACGCACTTGGCCAGCTCGGCGTTGACGGTTGACCAGACGGTGGCGGTGACGGCGGCGCGCTTGGCCTTGCGCTGGGTTAGCCAGTCGGCCAGCAGTTGTTCAGGGACGTTGTGCGGGTTGTCGGCCAGCAGCTGGGTCATGCCGAACGGAGCCTTGCGATCAGGCTTCGGTTGTTCCGGTTGCTCTTGGGGCGGATTAATCTCTTCCGAAGGAAGAGTTAATAGGGGTTCTTTCTTTGTATAAAGAAGGCAAGTTGCCGTTTTGGTCTCACTCGCATCAGGTCTCAGTGAGACGATTTGGGCTGAGTGAGACGATTTGGTCTCAGTGAGATTTACAGGTTTTTCCTCATAGAAGGACCACTCGCGAATAGGGGAAATCCCGATATCACCTCGGCTCCCCCCTACACGAAAAATGATTCGACGCTCAAGGAGATGACTGATCGCTTTCGACGTGACGTCTCGGCGCATATTGGTCTGCTTACCGATATCGTCGGCAGTCAGGCGTTTGGTTTCGAGTTGATAGCCGATGGTCTGCCGTGCAATGGCCATGAGAACGCGCAGTTCGCGCGCTGGAAGGTCAACCGTAGCCAAAGCCTCCATCAGACTGTTGTCCATACGGGTGAATCCCCTGCTGCTGTTCAGCTGGATGATGTTGTCGGGGGTCATTGCTTGACTCCCTGAGAACGAGATTTGAGGCGCGACACGTTTTCGGAATTAACAAAACGTGTCGCGACATGGTTCGGGGTATTGCTTGTGTTGGGTTGGCTCTGCATAATCGGCGCTCTCTAGTTTTGCGAATCAGCCGACCTTCTCCGTCGGCTTTTTTGTGCCTGCAATTCAGGCGCTATAGGTGTCCGGCGCATCCGTGGTAGCTTTTTGCTTCCACACGAAAAGGCCTCGGAGGCCGGACATGTCTTTAATTGATACCCAGAACTTCAAGATCACCTGCGGTGACTGCGGCCACCAATTCCCTCAGTCGGTCGGTGACCTGAAGCTCAATGACCGACTGACCATCTGCCCCGAATGCGGGAATCGCCACCAACTCGACAAAGCCGGGTTTGAGGCTGCCGTCGCTGAAGGTGAAAAGCAGATCGAGGACCTTCAAGCGAAGGTGCGGAGCATCGGAGAGAATCTGTTCAAGTGTGGCAAATAGCCCCTCAAGCTCGGAAAGACCGGGCTGAGCATTTAGTTGAAGTGTCAGTTCGGTTTTCATCAGGCGGCCTTCAGTGATTCGCGCAGAACGTGCAGCGCGTCGATGGCTTCCTGAATGGCTTTGTCGCCCTGGGCTTTTTCGTGCTGACTGATGTGGTTGTCGGCGGTGGCGTCGAAGATCAAACGACCCACGTCGCCGCATTCGGCGGTCAAATGGCACAGCGCAACCATCAGCGGTTTCGCTGCCGGGCGCTCACGCTCCACCAGGTCAAACCCGAAGCGATCCGCCCAGGCCGCCAGCGGGCGGAAGTCACGAGTGAACGCCATGATCCGATCAAGCTCGGCAACGTTCATGTTGTGGCTGTCATAGTCGGGGTTGGCTTTCTGGGCCAACAGGGTGCGAGACGTGAAGCTCGCGCCTTCCGCGATCTTCTTGGTGCCGTGCTCGTCGACTACGTCGTAGATGGCTCTCATCAGTGATTGCATGTAACACCCCGAAAATCGTTACGTGGCGTCGAGCCACTACTTTGGAGAAACTCTGTTCATCAACTGATCAGGGACGAATCCATGACCTTCTGTTCTTCTTGGCCCCTTATTAGGTGCCAACTCCGCTTGGCCCAATCGCTACTGCGCTGGCCCCTAATAAGGGGCCAGACCGTTACCTCACGGGGAAAATTGAAACCACGTTTCCTGTCTGCGCCTCTTGTGCGCAGTGATCAGCGAGGCGTCTTCGCAAGGTTGTTTTATCCGCTGCGAGGCGAGCAGCACTGCGCCGCTCGACCGCCCGCTCTGTCATTTGCAAAATCCGGTCAGCGAGTTGATCCATGCCGATACCAACCTCGTCAGCCCAGCGCTCAAGCTCGTCCTTCTCGTCCTGCGTGTACTGCCCTGCTTCGGGTATTGCGGACATTGGTGCCTCCTCCATGGCCTAGTCAGGCGCTAAGTTTCTTGTCGTTAACCTGGGAAATCGTGTCCTGCTCTCGCCTGGCTTTCAGCGCCGCACGTATGAGGTCGCGAACTAGTGCACCAGGTTGAATTTTCAGCTCACGGGCCAGTTCGCCCAGTGCAGGAAAGCCATCCAGCTCGTCCGACTCGCTGTCATCGATCAACGGGAAGTACCCGTAATCCTCCTTGAACCGCAGAGCCGCCAACGTGAGGTCGCGAACCAAGGCGCCCGGCTGAATCTCACGCGCTAACGCTTCCACCTGAAGAGCGGCGTAAGCGGCGTCATTGAGGCGCGACTTCAGCTGGTGGGTGTTGCGATGCGTCTTGTTTTTGTAGGCCATTGGTTCACTTCCGGGGTCGGTATGACCGGGCTGGGTTAGGCGGCTGATTTCTTCGGGGTCGTTTGCGCAGGGAAGGACTTGAGCTCGTGCGCTTCATAAGTCCCGTCCTGATTGCAGGTGACGGAAATATTTCGCTCGGCCGCGATGGCCTTGCTGATCGCCGCAGGGCTGACCCGAAGAGCCTTGGCTGCAAAGACCTGCCCTTTCGTAGCAACCAATTCTGTAAGTGGGATCTGCTTCATTCTGGAAATCTCGAATGGTGTTCTCGAGATCAATATTAACCGCCGGTTAGGTTTGTAGCAATACCGCCGGTTGCCGCAAATAAATTAACCAACGGTTAAATTTCACGGATGAGTAAAAAGAAAGAACTTTCCCCAGAGCTGAAAGCCGAGTGCGACGCCGCGAAGGCGCTTTTCGTATCGAAAAAAAACGCCCTCGGCCTCACTCAAGCAAGTCTTGCAGAAGCGGCTGATATCTCTGCTGCAGCTGTCGCGATGTACCTGAACGGCACCAATCCGCTGAATGTAAAGTTTGCGGCCGTGCTGTCGCGCTTACTTGACGTTCCTATTGAGAAATTCAGCAAGAGGCTTGCGTCTGAAATCAGCGGGCTTACAAGCGCTGCTGATCACATCAACGCCTCATCAGAGAGCACGTCTGCTGCAGACATGGTTCGCCAAATGCTTTCCAAGCAAGGGAAAGGATTGTCTGATGATGCTCGTAGGCGGTTACTTGCAGCTGCTGAAGCCGATGATGCCGGAGGCGTCATCGAGCTCGACTACTACCGCCCTGGCGCCATGGGTGATGAGGTGTGGATCGCGCATTACGATGTCCGCGCAGCGATGGGTGGCGGGCAGATCCCGCACGACTACCCCGAGATGTTTCAGGACGTGCGCGTCAGCCCCCAGCATCTGCGCGAGATGGGTGTCGAGTTCAAAGAGCATTTCCATCTGAAGATGGTGACAGGCTGGGGCCAGTCGATGGCGCCCACGATTAAGCACCGCGACCCGCTCCTGGTCGACGTGAGCGTTCGCGAATACTCAGGGGATGGGATCTACATGTTCTCGTGGGAGGGACATCTGTACATCAAGCGGCTCCAGTGGATTGGCGACCAGCAGATCTCGATGCTTTCAGATAACCCACGGCATCCGCCGCAGACCATCAGGGCCGACGATACCTTCATTCAGGCGCGGGTGCTGCTGGTTTGGAATGCTCACCTGGTGTGACTACATGACTCTCAAAAAACCCGAGCAAGACCTGAAGCGCGACCTCCAGGGTGTCGCCTCCGACCTCAAATGGTCAGCCGTCGAGCTGATGCGAGTCGCCGAGCGGCTGAGTCTGGCCGGCAATGAAGCAGATGCCCAGGCACTGCTGAAGATGTGCACCGTGTTCCATGCCGATGAGGATCGGCTGGCTGCTTACGCTGATGAAGTCAAAAGCGGTGTGATTACTAGGGAGGCTAGGTAGATGACAGACCTTATGAAAGGACTCGACGGCGTCAGAACGCCCCAGCAGGAGCTGTTCTACGATCTTGAGGACTTGGCGGCCGTCATTCGGTGGTCAATCGTTGAGCTAACCGATGTGGCCAGTCGCGCAAAGACAACGCGTGATGCTTTCGAGTTGAGAAGAGTCTGCCAGATACTGACGACGGAGCAGAGAAAGATCGGTCGCCACGCGGATGAGGTGAAGGCGGGAAGGATTGTGCGGGGAGGATCTGCGTAAATTGCGCGCAGTAGGGGCTCGATGGCGACAGGAATAATTTTTGGAATAATTTGACTATTATTTTGTAGTGGATGTATTCTGCTGGCACGAACCAGCAGGTAACCCACGAATGATGACCTTATCTGACGACGAGCTTGCCGCAATCATCGGCCCAGTCGAGACAAAAATTTCCGAAGCTATCCTCTATGCATGGAGTACTTGGTTAGAGACTCCAAATAAGAGTTATTTTTGCGCGAGAACGCGCGCAAATATGATCTGGGATATAGCTACAAGAACACTTGAAGAAAAACTAGATCCCCTGCCGAGCATCCATGTAAACCGTTCCTCAAACACATGCATGTTTATGATTGGTCAGCAGCTTACCTTTCGATTCAAAAAGGCTGATGAGAACGGAGTAAGCAGTAACTATCCAACACCTATGGCTTTGGCATTTCATGATCCTGAGCAGTATGTTCTCGGTATACCTGAAGCGGTAAAAACCGAAATAGTTTACGTCTTGAATAAACTTGAAACAGAAATCAGCACCATTAAATTAGTGCGCAGGAATGGTGACACTGTTGCTTGGTCCCATCCAATCTATGATCGCAACCTTGCCAAGGTTGTTGCAATCGACACCACAGAGCATGTACAGAAAGTTGCTCCTAGGAAGGCTCGCGCTTCTATCAAGCGTGAAGTAGCCGAAAAACTGGCTACAGCATCAAATGAATCAACACCTAAGAATGTAACATCTCCAAAATGAACGAGCGATTCAACCCAGAAATGCTGCAATTGGCGCGGCAATTCAGAGGCCTTAGCCAGATAGCCCTGGCCAAGGCTACTGGCATAACACAGGGTTATCTGTCTAAGATTGAAAATGGTTTGATAGAGCCAGGAGACGACACGCTCATCACACTCTCTAGTACGCTGTCATTCCCTCCGAGTTATTTCTTTAACCAGGATCGAGTTTACGGCCTACCTATTAGTGTTCATGCCTATCGAAAAAAAGCCAGTGTTCCACAGAAGACGCTGGATGCCATTCAGGCAGAAATGAATTTGCGGGTAATTCATTACAGAAAGCTTCTTCGGTCCGTAGATATAGCTCAAGAACTTGAGTTGCCGTACTTGGATGTTGAGCAGTACGGCGGAGATACAGAAGAAATAGCATCGCTAGTGCGTAGGACTTGGATGGTGCCTAACGGTCCCATCAAAAATCTTATCGATTTTGTGGAGCGAGCGGGAGTTTTAGTATTTATCTGTGATTTCCCTGATGGAAAAGTAGACGGCGTAACTATGGCTGTAAAGGGCATGCCGCCTTGCATCTTCTTAAGTGGAAATCAGCCTTCCGATCGCATGCGGTTCTCACTGGCTCACGAACTCGGGCATCTGGTGATGCATAGACAGCCCCGCCCATCAATGGAGGATGAAGCAAATAGTTTTGCTGCCGCGCTCCTAATGCCAAGGAAAGATATTTACTACGATCTGAAGCATGCAAGCATCAAGTCTCTTGCAGCGCTTAAGCCTGTCTGGAAAGCATCTATTGCGGCGCTGCTCTTCAGAGCGATAACGCTTGAGGCCATCACGAAAACTCAAGGCAGCTATATGTGGCGGCAACTGAGCAGCATGGGTTACCGGCTTAGGGAGCCTTCCGAGCTTGATTTCCCGCATGAGAAAGCAATTCTAACGGCAGAGATATTAGAGCTCCACATGCAAGAGCTTGGGTACACGCATGACGAAATGATGAGCACTCTTGGCATCGTAGCTTCTGACTTTAGAGATCTATATAAAGTCGCCTCCCAAGAGCAGCCCAAGGCTAGATTTCGTATCGTGAAGTAACTCTCAATTCTCTTAGCTCAGCCCGGCGCCGGGCTTTTCGTATCTGCCCTGTCACGCCTTCGTCACACCTACCAAGCACACTGCAATCAGCCAAAGGGATTTGGCCCCGCCTTCAGAGAGCCCGTCCCGTGCGGGCTTTTTTGTTTCTGTTCAGCGCCGCCCATGCACTCTGCGGTGCTCGCAAGCAATGCCCCTGCTTTCTGGACCGACCAGCTTGCGCCACTCGTCGCTTCTGATAAGCCCGGAGCGCTCCATGTCGTCCGCCGCCCCTCAGCAACTTGTCGTAACGTGCTTCGTCGCTAATGAGGTTTGCAGGCATCGAGAACAGCTTTTGCCAGTTGGCTAGCGCCTGCTTCCTTAAGTCCCCTTTCATAAGATCCCCCCGCATTGATTACCCGGGATAAATGCGCAATTCATCAAGCAGCTCACTGAGCACAAGGTAAGAAAAAAGCTTATCACTTGACGGGCTTTTCGCTTCTGTCTTGCGCCTCCGCAGACACCACCTACACTGAGCCTGCCGAGTCTTACTCTCCTTTCTCTCGGCATTGGCCCGCCCGTGCGGGCTTTTTTCTGCCTGCTACGCTTTCTTTCTCTATGGAGGAAATGCCATGCCTACCACCCCCAACGATCTGACCCATGCCCTGCTCTACCGCTTTAACCAGAACATCATGGCCCTCGACTGCGCTATTGAAGAAATCGCTGTCTGGATCGACCAACGCGGCTCTGCAGACGTGTCTGACCGGATCGATGATCATCTGGCTGTAATCACCGCAAACTCGGACTTCATAGCCAAAGCCTTGGCGGATCTGAGAGCTAGAAGGATGCCGGAAGAAGTTGTTGATCCAGACTGAATTCGGAATCATTGAAGCCCGGCCCAGCGCCGGGTTTTTTGTATCTGCCTGTCATTCCTTCGTCACACCTACCAAGCACACTGCAGTCAGCCAAAGGGATTTGGCCACGTGCATAAAGAGCCCGGCCAAGTGCCGGGCTTCTTTTTTGTGATCGGCTTTCACTCCAGTCCGCCAATGCGTATACGCTGGAAGCGGACGATAAACCCCTAAGTAGAATAGAGATCAAGACAGCCCTCGCCAGCGGCCTACCGATAGGGCGTTGCTTGGCCGAGCGTCGACCAATGGGGTGAAAGAGTCTGAACCCCTTTCGTCCTCCTTCAGTCGAAATAAATGGCAGCCCTTGCCCACTGAATCATCACTTAAGAGGAGTCTTTTCATGAAGATTTCGGAAGTAATGACGAAGGACGTTAAAACAGCCAAGCCCGGCCACACAATCCAAGAAGCAGCTAGCCTCATGGCCAAGATCGACAGCGGCGCCATTATGATCGAGGAGCAAGAACGCCTGGTTGGTATGATCACGGACCGAGACATCGCAGTCAGAGGCGTAGCCAAAGGACTCGCAGCAGATACCCCTATCAGCAAAATAATGAGTGGTGGCGTCCGCTATTGCTTTGAGGATGAGGACGTTGAGCATGTGGCCAAAAACATGGCCGATATTCAGCTCCGCCGCTTGCCTGTACTCAACCGTGACAAGCGCCTAGTTGGCGTGGTGTCCTTAGGGAACATTGCCAGCGCTAGATCGCAAACCGCTTCTGCTACTGTTCTGCGGGGAGTAGCACAAGCCCATAAATAATTTGTCTGACATGGCTAAAGCCCGGCCCAGCGCCGGGCTTTTCGTATCTGCCTGTAACCCCTTCGTCACACCTACCAAGCACAATGCAGTCAGCCAAGGGGATTTGGCCACGTGCATAAAGAGCCCGGCCTAGCGCCGGGCTTTTTGTTTCCTCGTTCAGTCCGCCGCCAGCCCAGTATCAACCTGCCACCATTTACACCTCGCCCCCAAATACTAGGCTTATATCCACTCCCTCTGTTTACGGAAAAGCGAATGGACACCCTAAGCAAGCTGGAAATCGAAGCAGTGCTTTCAAGCCGACTACCAAACTGCACCATTTCCTGCTCGATAAGTCCAGATGGCACCGCGTCCGTCGACGTAATAGGACCAGAATCGGATCAGTTCACGATCATAAATATCGACCGTTTCCAGTATCACGGCGACGCAGGCATCAATAGGCTCGCCCGCGAGATCCTGGAAGAAATGGTTATGTCGCGACAATTATCGCACCGCCAGTCACGCGTAAGTCAGGCTTAAACTCTGCCTACGCTTTCGACCGCGCGTGCATAGGCAGCCGTCGCCACCTCTATCAAGGTCTTGCGCTCTGTCGGATCAATAATTCCTTTTTCCCGATAGCTGTCGGCGAGCCGCAGCAGTTCATCGTATTGCTCTTGGGCGTTCATTCGGTCCTCAGGATTCACCAGCAAGTCATACCAAGCAGAAAACGCCTTCACCTTCGCGTCGTCGTACATGGTCGTATTCTCCGATCGTGTTTCGGTAGAGCATCTATCGGCCTGAGGCGTTCATCGATGGCGACGCACGGCTGTAGCCTGCCCCCCGCGCCGGACTTTTCATTTTGTCTTGCATCCCGCCAGGTGCCATCTACGCTGACTTCAGCTGAAGGAACAGCGCCTCGATGTAAAAAACGGCCCGCCCATGCGGGCTTTTTTCTGCCTGCGATTCCTGGAATGCGCCAGCTTTTATCCTGGGCTACGCTTTCCTTCTCGATGGAGGAAAAGCTATGCCGCATAATCTTGCCCCCACCCTACTCAACCGCATCAACCAGAACATCACTGCCCTCGGTCGCGCTATTGAAGAGGTTGCCGTCTGGATCGATCAGCGAGGTTCTGCAGACGTTTCTGATCGCATCGATGACCACCTGGAAGTGATAGCAGTTAATGCGGAATTCATCGCCAAAGCGATCGTTGAATTGATGGCGGGGAGCAAGCCTGAAGAATAGGAAAGCCCAAAGAACTGAAGGCCCGCCTCATGGTGGCTGTACGCCACGAATGGTAGAGTCAGGGATCAATCCTGGAGGGAACCAATGAAAGCAAAACTCGCCATTTTCCTGCTTGTGTCATGTATCGCTGGGACTGTCGTCGCCGCCAAGAAGCCCGCAGAGCCTGCACGCTGGTCTCAAGAACCATCAAGCTTTCTTGGTCTGAGCTTCGATAGTAACAGCGTACTATCTCTGCCTCAGTGTGCGCCTGGCGTAACTGGGTTCCAACAGAAACAACTTTGCCGCGAGACTCCTTACGCAGGAAGCTACTACACAATTGAAGGAAAGCCAGCTATTGGGTTGGCCTATAATTACCACTTCGCCGCCAAATTGCAGGGCAGCCAGGTCGAGTACTTTTCCATGTCGGGCAACACCAACGACTTTGAAAAAGTGAGTAGGCTCTTCACAGAAAAATATGGGCAGCCGAGCTCCGTGGTGGCTCCTGCTGTCAAAACGAAAGGCGGCGCATCATTCACCAACGACACCCTTGTCTGGGATGGCGTTAAAATAAAAATCATTCTTGAGCGACTTTCCAGTGACATCAATACCTTCGGAGCCTCAATCTTGAACAAGCCAGTAGTGGAATCAGCTGCCAAATTAGGTGCAGATAAGGTCAAAGCTGACGCATCCAAACTCTGAGATTGGAATAAACCACAAGCCCGGCCATCGCCGGGCTTTTTATCGCCTTTCAAAAAGGTGCGAACTCCTCAACTGCTTCGACAATCTTCACTGTGCGATCTTCCTCGGCACTCGCCTCCCACTTAAGTGTCACCGACTCATCGTCGTTAAAGGTCATGTCGATCCCGTCCGTCTCACCCAGCAGGCCCATCACCTCTTCCCACTCCCTCTCCCCGTCCGTATCCAAACGATGGATCGTCACCCAGCGCTGAACCTGCGCAACCGGGTGGTTAATCATCGAAGAGACCCGCAACCCGAGCCTTTCGATTCCGCTCATCTCCCGCCGCTCTGCCTGTTTTTCTTGTTTGTTCGCCTTCGCCATCTCGCCCCCTAAATACTGGATATACATACAGGTATAGCAAGAGCATACGTCATCACACCAAAAAAATAATTAACCGCCGGTGTTGACTATGTATAAACCGCCGGTTAATTTAACTCCATCGCAACCGGCACCCAATCAGGGGCCAGCTGCGAAGGGTCGAGAGGCCTGCTCCGATTCGGAGTCGCTCTTTAAAAACTTGATGGACGCCGAGCTGGCCGATGCATAGCCAGCGGACGTACCGCGCAACGGTACGCAGCGATTCGACCTCATGTCGGCGCTGGGCATAGGAGACCTCATTCGGAGGGCGCAGCTGGAGAGGCTGCGTGGTGACCTGAAGGCTAAAGGCCGGACGGACATTGACGTGAAAGCGAACGTTGGCCTATGCAAGGAATAGAGATTACCTGCCCGTTACCAGCGGGCAGGATGCTCTCCAGAAAGCCTTGAGAAGGGCTTTGCGGAAAGCTAACTAACTGCGGCGGCCCGAGCCGGGAGAGCCGCCGCGAACAGGCCTACCCTGGTGCTCGTAATAGCCAGAGAGGATATGCACTTCCTCCCTTTTGATTCGAATCTCAAGCGCCCTGATTTCTGCTGGCATGCCAGCGCCGCGACCAGGCGGCATCTCTTCAAAGCGTTTTTTGAGTTTTTCCAGGCTGTTTCGAAGTCGCTCAAGTCGCTGCTGATGCGTCTCATCCGGATTATTTTTAGTGGTCATTTGCGCTTCCCCAGTCCTGGAGCTCCGCCAGCCACAACGCTTACCGACGAAAACTCGGTGGACGGCTTGCTGCGAATGCCCAGATCAATAGCTGCTGAGAGTTGTCGGCAGTGCTGACACTGCACCGGCAAGAAATAAAGTTCAGGGTCAGGATTTGTCAGCTTTCCGCAATCTTTGCACGCGGCTGTTGATGGAGGCTGCTGTGTTGCCTTAACGGCTATCGGCTTCTTTCTCGCAGCCTTGCGGCGGGCGGCACGATCAGCTTTGCGCTGAAGCTTTTCCGTCTTGGCTGCCTCCTGTTTTTCAGTTACGTCCAGCTGAGAAAACGCCTTTTTCAACTCGTGCGTAAGCAGATCGAAATCCATCGAAACCCCTCCCTTGGAGCCCCAGATAGTAGCACCAGTCCACGCCAGCTCTGGAACTGGCCGTGCTCACCAGATGTGAGTACGCGAAACCACGCAAGCCAGCCGTACCAGCACCGAACACGCAATGTGCGACGACGGCCAGAGATATGAATCCGGCGATGCGCGTGGTGGAGAAACGGAATTTTTCACTGATGCACCTGGTGACGGGTGCATTGGGAAAACAACCGGAGCATGACCATGAACAAAGAACAGGTTTACGACGACCAAATCAGCCCGCTCATGCAGCAGATCATCGGCATCTGCAAGGATCAGGGCATCGCAATGATGGCGAGCTTCGACATTGCGCACGACGGCGAAGGCCCGAACGGCGAAGACTGCTCCGGCTTGGTTTGCAGCACGCTGCTGCCCAATGGCAACGACGAACCAAACCCAGTGTTTGCGCAAGCTGATGCCCTCATCCGGCGCGCCGGCCGACCCGCCCCGATGATGTTCACCACTGTGCATGGCGACGGCTCCAAGACCATGACAGCGGTTATCTGATTTCACAGGCTGACCTTGGCGACAGGGTCAGACGGGAAATCGAATGTACCAAGGCCTTAGGGCCACGGTACTGACTGGCCGGCAAAGCGGCCCCGAGCACCTGGTACTCCCCAGCACCAGGCCGCATCGGAGTGTGATTTGGCGTGTGACTGGCTTGCACGCTTGGCTAAAAAGAACGTTGCGCTGGGTGCAACCGGCGCTTCTGACTGGAGGGTAGCCAGCCCCTCTCGCCAAATCACACCCCGATGCGGACGACACTGCGGCCTATAACCGCCCACCTGCATCAAATCCCAGAATCGTTTGTTATCGAGCGCTGGCGAACTGAACACGGCCGTGGAACTCGGCGCCGGAGACGTGACCGGCATTTCTGCCAGCTTGAGATGTAGTTGGGGCATTGCTGGTTTTGCCATAGGACACCAGCCCGATCACCTCGAAAGAGGCTGCATCGGAATGTCGGCGGGTCATGAAAAAAGCATCTCCAGAGCAATCAGATTGTGGCGAATACCCGGACGTCGATTGCAAAAAATGGTGTGGACCGACATTCCAATGCAGCTTCAATAGGTGGCCACTGCCTGCCCAGTGAGCGAGCAATAGGAGCTGCCGCTATGAAGTAGACCAACGCTTCCCCCGCGTGGCACAGCAAGCCTGAAGGCTGCGCCCAACACTCATACAGGCAGCGGACAGTAGGCCGTCGATGTCACCGCGCATCGGCCGGAATTCCGGTAGGCCACCCCAGCGCACGAAGACAACTTGTTGCTGCAAACCCAGGCCGTCGCCAGTAGCGGGCCTGGGCACTTTTCCCCCGACAAACGCATTCAGCCTCACGGCAGGAGAGCGTATGCGCCTAAAAGAACACCAGCTCGCCGAATACTTCAGCTACGCCAATGGCCAACTTCAGTGGTCAGGTGGTTTCAACAAAGGCAAAGAAGCCGGCAGCCCTCGACCTGATGGCTATCGAATCGTCAACAAGTTCAAGGTTCAGTATTACGTGCATCGCGTGATCTGGTGCCTTCATCACGGCGAACTGCCTGATGAAATGCGTATTGACCATATTAATGGGCAGCGCACAGACAACCGAATCGAAAACCTAAGGCTTGTCTCTATAACGGAGAACAACCGCAACGCCAGGCTTCAGCACCTAAATCGGAGCGGACTGCACGGCGTGTATTTCCTCAAAGATTCTTCAACCTATCGGGCAACCATCGGCGTTAACGCAGAACTTCTACGCCTGGGGCAATTCAAGTCACTTCTTGACGCTGCGGCAGCGAGAAAGTCAGCAGAACTCAAGCACGGGTTTCATCCGAACCACGGCCGAGTTGCATAACCACCCCGCCACTCTTGGAGGCGACGCCATGGCAACCAGTTATGCAGACAGTGCGCAAGCTCGAGAGTGGGACAGGCGCTACGACGCTTGGGGTCGCGAGAAAAAAGCGAAGCCCGACGAGTTCCATGACTACGAAGCCGCCGAACAGATGCGCACTCAGGCGCTGTCTGATCGTGCCGCTCGCGCAATCGAAGAGCGCAAAAGCCTGGAGCGGCGCATTACCGCAACCATGGCTCAAATGGAAATGGTGTGTCCGCCAAAAGGAGGCGCAGCGTGAACACTGAAGAACGGGATCACCAAACTGCGGTCACCTGGATCGAAGGCGAGATCGACAACATGATCCGCGACCTCGGCAAGCCAAACGCCAGTTCAGCTGCGACATCAGTAATCACGTTGGCATACCTGCTGCGCGTGATCGACGACGCTGAGCAGCGCCACTACCGGGCCCGCATCGATCAGATTTACTCCTCCTACAACGAGTCGAATAAGCAGGGAGCAGCAGCATGACGACCCCACCGGTTAAATCACTGATCGACGAGCAGCTCGACGAGATCGAATCGAAGCTGGTCTTGCTCGGCTTCGGCCTTCCGTTTAATGAAGTGATCGGCCAGCCGCGTGAGCGTGCCGTGGCAAGCCTGCCGCAACGCTTGGCGGCAACCATGAAAGGCGGCCGGATCGCGGTAAGGGTTCGGCCATGACTTCCTATCAGCGCGCAAAGCGCTTTTGGTTCTGGCGCGGCTCAGCCATCGCCCTGCTCTTCTTCACCGCCTGGATACTGGCAAGCGCCTACTCCGGCCAGCTCACCCAATAACCCACACCTTCAAACGCTGCGTGCATCGCGGCAAGGATTCCTCATGTCCGCAGTAATGAAGCAAGCAGACAACTTGCCGGCGCTGTCTGAAGACGCGCTCGTCGAGGTGCTGAGCGGAAGCTTGTACCCAGGCGCTGAGCGCAACTCCGTCGTAATGGTGTTGGCGTACTGCCAGGCCGCGCATCTCGATCCGATGCTGAAGCCGGTGCACATCGTTCCAATCTGGAACTCGAAAGCGAAAAGGATGCAGGACACGGTCATGCCCGGTATCGGCCTCTACCGCATTCAGGCGGCGCGAACCGGGCAATACGCCGGCATCAGCGACCCCGAATATGGGCCATCGATTACCGCGAAACTGTCCGGCGTTGACGTCATCTACCCCGAATGGTGTCGGGTAACCGTAAAGCGGCAGATGTCCAACGGGCTTGTCGCCGAGTTCACCGCCAACGAGCGCTGGCTCGAAAACTACGCAACCGCCAGCAAGGACAGCGCTGCGCCAAACGCCATGTGGAAGCGCCGCGCCTTTGCTCAGCTCGCCAAGTGCGCCGAGGCCCAAGCCCTGCGCAAGGCGTTCCCTGAAGTTGGATCGGCACCTACTGCCGACGAAATGGAAGGAAAGACTTTCGAAGAAGCGGCGCGAGACGTGAGTCCGCAGCAACATCAACAGCCTCAACCAGGCCCGGAAGCTCTTCCGGCCTACTCAGACGAACTCCTCGCCGAGAACATCGTCAAGTGGCAGCCGCTGATTGACTCAAACCGCACCAGCCCCGAACACCTGATCGCGACCATTCGCAGCAAGTACACGCTGACCGAGGCGCAGATCGAAAAAATCACCAACCTCAAAGCCCTCGATGGAGATGCAGCATGAAAATTCACAACGTAGCTCAAGGCTCCGCCGAGTGGCACGCTCTGCGCGCCCAGCACTTCACCGCGTCCGAAGCCCCGGCAATGATGGGTGCCTCGAAGTACCAGACCCGCACCGATCTGCTGACCCTGAAAAAGACCGGCATTGCACCGGCTGTCACGCCGTCTCAGCAGTTCATCTTCGACAAGGGCCACGCCACTGAAGCGGCAGCCCGCCCGTTGGTCGAGGCGAAAATTGGTGAAGAGCTGTATCCGGTCGTAGGCACACTCGGCAACCTGCTCGCCTCTATGGACGGCGCGACGATGCTCGGAGAGACGTTGTTTGAGCACAAGCTCTGGAACGAATCGTTGGTCGCCCAGGTGAAGGCTGAAGACCTTGCTCCGCACTATTACTGGCAGCTTGAGCAGCAACTGCTGGTCAGCGGCGCCGAACGAGTAATCTTCGTTTGCTCCGACGGTACCGCCGAGAACTTCGTCAGCATGGAATACCGCCCTGTCGCCGGCCGCGCCGACCAATTGGTCGAAGGTTGGAAGCAGTTCGAAGCGGATCTCGGCGGCCATGTGGTGGCCGATGCCCCTTCAATCGTTGTCGGCAAGGCACCTGACGAGCTACCAGCGCTGCGTATCGAACTCACCGGCATGGTCACCGCGAGCAACCTGAAGGTGTTCGAGCAATCGGCACTGGCGGTCATCGACTCAGTGAAAACCACGTTGCAAACCGACCAGGACTTCGCGGACGCCAAGAAGGCCGTGAAGTGGTGCGGCGATGTCGAAGAAGCCGTAGCCGCGGCAAAGAAACAGGCGCTATCGCAAACCCAGACCATCGACGAACTGTTCTCGTCGCTGGATCGTGTCTCCGCGCACGCCCGCGAAACTCGCCTGAAAGTCGACAAGCTGGTGAAGGCGCAGGAACTGCTGGTCAAAACGAACATCAAGCAGAAGGCCGAACAAGCCCTGCTCGATCACATCGCCGCGATCAACAAGACGCTGGGCAAAGTGGTTCTGCCGGCGGTGACCGCGGACTTCGTTGGCGCCATGAAGAACAAGCGCACCATCGCCAGCCTTCAGGATGCCGTGGATACCGAGCTGGCCCGAGCGAAGATCGATGCCAGCCAGGCGGCTGACTGCATTCGTCTGAACCTGACCAGCTTGGCCGAGCTCGCCGCCGACCATGCCTTCCTGTTCAGCGACATTCAGCAGTTGGTAACGAAGGCCAATGACGACCTGGTGACGTTGATCAAATTTCGGATCTCGGAACATGAGAAAGCCGAGGAAGAGAAAGCCGAAGCCACTCGTAAGCGGATTCGTGAGGAGGAGCTGCAGCGGATCGCCGAAGAGGACAAGGCGAAGCAGGCCGCCACGGTTGTTGTTGAGCCTGCACCGGTTGTGACATCCGCACCTACTGTGACACCGGCGCCAGTAAGAGCTGCCGGCGCGGTTCAACAGGCTGCATCCAAACCGTTGACAGCACCAGCCACCCATCCTGTGAATTTGCAGGCTGAAGTCTTCGATCTGGAAGCGCTGGTCAAAGCCGTGGCTTACGGCCAGGCCCCTCTGTCGGTCCTGTCCGTCAACTGGGAAGCGCTCGACGCACTTGTCGCGGACCAGGGTTCCAACTTCAGCATGGCCGGCGTGAGGCTGGCGAAGGTAGCCGCATGATCAGCAACCTTAAACACGACATCGAGTTCCGGCTCGAGAAAGCGTTGGAGCTTTCCAGTCGGGTCGAACAGCACCTGGCCGCGGGCGGGCGCTTCTCCAGATCGGAGCCCGCTCAAATCAATCCACCACCTGCTGAGCGTTCCACAAAGATTGATCCAGACACCGTCCTCAAACGCCGCCCCAAGGCGATGACACGGGCTGAGCGGTTGGCGCTTCGCAAAATGGCGGACTCACTATGAGCAAACGCAAGCCGCACAACCTCAAGGCCCGCATCGACCGATCGTGTCGCTCACTGCTGGCCACCAACCACGTCGCAGTGGTGAACATCAATCCCAGCGGCCACCAGGGCATGATCAATTACAAGTCGCTGAAGAACATCGCGCCCGGGAAGATTGGCCAGGCCGTGTGCGGTATTCCCCATCGCTGGACGATCTACCTCAGCGCTCTCTGTATTGATGCTCGCGGTGACCGCTACAGCAAATCGATTGAGGTGGCTCCGGACGGCGTCTATCTCTCCGACCATCTGGAAGACGTGATCGAGCATTGCTACAAGAAGCTGCGTGACTCCGCCAATCAAAGCCAGATGGTGGCTTCTGGTTGGATCGCTATTCCTGAATCCATATCGCTCGACGAGGCCCACGCTGCGCGGATTTTTGAAGCGGTCGGAGCCTGGAATCAGGTGAAGGTAGCAGCGTGAGACGGTTCCGCGTTCAGCAACGAAAACGACAAACCTGGCTGGCGCTGCCGGCCAGTGGCATAGAAGAGGCAGGCCATGGCCGAGGAACAGCAGGAGCCGACGGCGGAAGCCATCAAGCAGCGCCGGAAACGCGAGAAGGACGCAGCCAAGAAAGCCGCGCTTGGAGTCGAGAAGTTTACAGTTGAGGTGGCCGGCGTGTTCAAGCCGGACCTCAAGCGTTTGATGAAAGAACACGGCTTCAACAACCAGCAGGAGGTGTACCAGAACCTATTGCGCAATGTGATCGCCGCCGACTTTGAAACAGCTACTCGGATGCTTCGCTGTGTCACGACACCTTACGAGCCAAGCGAAAAGGTGTCGCGCGAGTTCTACGAGCAGAGCATGGCCGAGCTAAAGCGCGAATCCGGCGATGAGGTGTTGTTTCCGAGCTAGCGCACTAACTGAGGTATATCCAACTTTTGGCGAAAACCAGGTATTTTGATTTCGTACGCAGAGCGATCGAATTCTGCTTTAAAAATTTCCACCGGCCTGCCTGTTGATCTGGAGGCAATAGCAACGCATTTTTTAATCTCGTAAAAGTTATCGGATTTCGCGCCTACTATCACGGAATGCAAGAGCTGATGGTTGTATTCAAAAATACCGCTCCCACCGACTCGCTTGATTACTCTGCTTTCCTGTTCGTAAGCCCAGTGTTGGGATTTTGCTAAAAATAGCTGCCGAAGTGTTTCAGCCCCATCAGCTTTAGCACCACTAAACTCCAATACAGGCCGCTCCTCAGTGTAGTCTACGTCCAATGCCAGCAGATCTCGGTAGGCAGAGTTGAGATTCAAAACCCCTATATCAATTGGAATTTTAAACTCAACCACAGCGCCGCGATGAAAATCAGCATAGTGAGACCACATTAAAATACTGTCGGGAATTTTTGACAGAGATAAAACTGATGCTTGCTCCAGTAGGCGTTTCAGTAGCTCTCCGTTTTCAATCTTCTCCCGCAGTATACGTTTGGATTTTTCCCTCCCCAACAATCGCTGAGCTGGGCTACCGGATTGCGCGGACCAGACTTCGTAGAGACGAGGATTGAGTTCCTGAAGATTAGCAAGACTGCCTAATCTACTGGAGGGCATGCAATCAAATGGATCATTGAAGGCACTTGGGTGCGTAAATTTTATAGTGCCGTCCAGAACAACACCTTTAATACCGACCATATCCGGAAGATATTTGTATCGGTAAATATATCTACTCATTGAGCCCTCAGAAACATGGAGTTTTGTTATACATCAGCAAGAGAATGAGCACCTCAACCCCCCTCACATCATGCCTAATGCGATGCTTTAGTAGTTGTTCTCTCGAACTTCACGATGATCAGAGGAAAACTCGCACATATATACAGCTTGAATGGCGCGAAAATCTTTCGTGGGAATTTTTAGCCCCCCACGCAGGTAACTTAAAAGCTTATGAGCCTCAATGTGTACGTTATCCGCATACAGCTTTTGATAGGCCCGTGAAGCAAACGATGGAGGTGTATTTAAAAAGTCATTAGGGCAGTCGGTCCAGCGCCTGAAAAGATCTACGTCATCGTCGCTCGCAAACTGATCGTCATGTGACATGCCTATCTCCTTGATCCAGCCTCATGCCGGTCACCCGTAATACCCCACCCCAAATTAAATTGCCACCACCGGTCACGGAGGGCGGCGCCTATCTGAGGTATTTGCAATGCCCGTACTCCGCAGCGCAATCCACAAGATCGACAAGAAGCCCGACGGCACACCGGCTGTTCTGTTCCTCGGCAGTGCCGAGCAGGTCGAGAGCCAGGCCCGCGACGATCTGGTTCAGCAGTTCAACGAAAGCTACAACGCCACCGCCGGCAAGGCTTGGGGCTTCTTCCATGCAGAGTCTGGTGCGTATCCGCTCAGCGGCTGGCTCTGCAAGTACCTGGCTGGTGTTTCCGACTTCCTTGAGTTCAGCACCGTCGCCGTCGAACACCTGACCAAGCTGATGGAAGAATCGAACCTGGCCATCGGTGGGCACGCACTCTTCTGCCATTACCAACAAGGCCTGACCCAATACCTAGCCATCGCCCTGGTGCAGGAAACGGAAGCGGTGACGATGACCGAAGAGTTGCACCTGATGACGGTCAAGCGCCTGGACCTGGATCATATCCGCCTGGCCGCTCGAATCAACCTGAGCGAGTGGAAGAACAACCCGCAGTCGCGCCAGTACATTTCGTACCTCAAAGGTAAGCAGGGCCGCAGGCTCAGCGAGTACTTCCGTGATTTCATCGGCGCACAGGAAGGCGTCGACGGCCCGGGCGAAACACGCACCTTGCTCAAGGCCTTCAGCGATTTCGTTGAAAGCGAAGACCTGGGCGAGGAATCAGCCCGCGAGAAGACCAACACTTTGGTCAGCTATGCGATGGCTCAGGCCAAGCTGGGCGAGCCGCTCACCCTCGATGAGTTGTCCGAAGTGCTCGACGACGAACAGCCAAAGGCGTTTGTCGACTTCATTCGCAACAAGGATTACGGCCTGTCGGCTTCACTCCCGCCGGACAAAAAGACCCTGAACAAATTCAGGCGCTTCACCGGCCGCATCGATGGCTTGTCGATCAGCTTCGAACAGCATCTACTGGGCTCCAAAGTCGAGTTCGACGAAGTCGTCGGCACGCTGACGCTGCGCGGGCTGCCAACCCAGCTCACCGACCAACTCAAGCGTGCAGTTGCCTGATATCCGGCGAAGAGTCCGCCCGTTTCGCCAGCATGTCGCGACCTGAATTTGTTGTTTCTGAAAAGTGGTTGCGACAGCTTGAAGAGCTCTCAAAGACAGACGTCGAAGCCTGACACCTCCCATCGGTCATGCCAAATTGCCTCGCAACAAGAAATTAAACCGGCTTCTTTGATTGAAATCCTACAATAAAATCAAATACCCCAAGGTTCAGACCATCAAACCTAACAGTACATACAAGAAGCGCCAACCAAATAACGGAAAGAAAAAAACCTGCATAGATTGGAATTCGGCTTGACGAAAACTTACGCATTATGAATTTGTTTGTAAAATACGCATAAGGCCGGCTGCTCTCTACGCTTTTTTGTATTCTATCGTTATTTGAGTCCTCTTCAAACAAGTGAACAAGAAGCGCCCGATTTTCAAGTTTTGCCTCTAACTCCTTATCAAGGCTTACACCGCGTTTGGTAAGTTGCCAACGTAAAATCCTGTGATACTGGGTGATTTTTGTCATCGCCTGTTCTGATCGCTGGGTGTTTATTTCCCAGTGAACTTGCCAGTATTTTGCGCCAGCTGCCATGCAAGCTTGTAGCAAAGATATTCCGAGGCCTGCCAAACAAATCAAAAAACTAACAATTGGAATCTGCCCAGCAGATTGGCAAATACCTGCTAACAAAACCCCTTGAAATATCATAAAAAAATTATTTCTTTGGACGAGTTGGGAGATTTCGAAGTTTCTCAACTCAATGCACAGTTTGTAAATTGCCTTCCAGGCTGCTAGGTCGCCAACGGCGGCCGTAACAGCATTTTCGGCGGATTTTTGCTCCTCAATACCTGAAAGCTTCTTCTTAGACTTTTTTGGCAAAAGCGTACGTACGTCTACTTCTTCGCTCACCGACCCTCTCCTCGATCCGGCTCCATGCCGGGCCGAACACAAATACCCCACTTCAACGAATCACGCCAGCCGGTGAGGCAGGCGTCTGCCTGGAGTTTACAAATGAGCATTCCCGCAAATGCTTTGAGCTACGAAGAGTGCCTGCACTACGCCGCGCTTGATCCGGCGGCCGCCGCCGAACTCACCCGTCGCCTGACTTCGCAGAGCATCGATCCTAGCGCCGAGCGCGAAGAGTTGCGCGAGGACATCCGCCGCCTCGAAAGCCAGGCGAGCGATGACGAAGACGAACTCGAAAATCTTCGCGATGGTGCCGACGAGGCCTGCCAGTGGATCAAGCGAGCAATGGACCCGGACGACCGGGCGCTTTCACTAAATGCGCTGCTGCAAAAAGCGCTCGACCGCCTGGAGTAACGCCATGAGCACTTTTGCAGTGTTTGGAATGAATGAGCACTTCGCCCGCGAAGAGGCGAAGCGCAAGGTTCGCGACTTCAAGATCGAAAAGGGTAAGCGGGTTGAGCTGTCAATGAGCCAATGGCTCCAGGCTGTCGAAGATCGCGTGGTCAAGATCATGGACGGCAAGCGTGTTGCCCAGCTCAGCAGCATGTTCGATGCCCCCCAGTACGCCGCCAATTACGCCGAGCGCATCCGGAAGCTGGGGCGGTGCCGCGACGTCATCATCAGGGCGAAGATCAAGCTGCCGCAGAATGACCTGCGGCGGAAGTCGCCGACCAAGCTTTCATGGATGGACTACTCGCCGGAATCGACAGCAGCCGCCTGACCCGCCCCCAACCTATTGCTAAAGGCCTTTCTGCTCGATGAGTGCTTGAGCGATTTTGTCCAGCTCTTCATGAGCCACAATCTCATCAGACCAGCGGCCTACCACCTCTTGGTAGTGCTCGACCGCTTCCGGGCTATCACCTTCTGGCTGGCGAATAGGACCGAGAAACGCCACCTGCGGCGGGCCATCCTTCTGCGGGCCGAACGTGATCCACACTTTTGGGTCGTTCTCCGGGTAACCGTACGAATCCCAAGAAGCCATATCGATTCTCCTTTTACCGGCCCAATGCCGGGCTATCCACCAATACCCCAGTTCAACGAATCGCGCCAGCCGGCGAGGATCTCTATGAATATTTACGACATACGTTCGCAGCCGTCTGCCCGGCCGATAGCACAACGATCATCTACAGACTTGAGATCCGGTCACTGGTGATGATCCAGTCGAGCACATCAAAACGGCTACCGCGCTGATCAAGAAAGGTTGGCACGAACAGATTGCTGATCGCCTAGCGGAAACCTTGGGCAGGCTCAGCGGATGATCGCTTATCACGGCACACCGATCGGCGGAACTCGGCAGGACGGGGTCCGATAAAAGGCGATCGGGAACAGCAAGGCGGTCACCGTCGTTCGCTGGATCGGGATGCGGATTTTGCGGCAGCTCAATCCGGTTCGATGAGTAGGTCTTTATCTTCAGAGCTTAATGCGGGCTCTAAATCCTGCGGCCTGTTTGGATCTAGCGGCTCTCGCTTCTTGGCTTCACGTTTTTCCTCTAGTCGCTCCCTGGCACGGCACGCGTCATAAGTATTCCCTTCGGCGATGGCATCAAGGCTCGATGAAATCCGAAAGAATCCACCGCACGGCTCACAAAAAAATCGCCTTCCACCGCCGAACGAAAGGTCTTCCCGGGCAGCGATATTTCCACAAAGCGGACAGCTCATACCCTTCTCCTCATGACTGATCGCTCAACTGTAGTCGATCCCAACAATCCCACCTCTCCACCGCCCGGGCATGACCCGGCATAGGACGCCCCATGCCCACAGAAAACAACCAGGCTGATCCTTTCGGCCCGAACGGTCGCACGTTCCACATTCATCTGAGCGTCCGCGGCGCGCTTCGCGACTTCAGCAAGCGTCAGCTCAAAGGGATGTTCCGGATGGAGGGTGGTCATGAGTGCACCGCGGACGAGGCTAAGGATCATCTGCTCGAGGCTCTGGCCCAGGGCAAGGAAGTGCTGCCGTTCGGGCCGCCCTGTGACGGATTCGACTTTGCTGGCAACGGCTGCCCTGGCCACGACAACCCGCCACCGGTTGTGAATACCCATGATCTGGTATCGACGGAGATTGCCTGATGAGCGAAGTGAAGCGCTGGAAACTGAAGGGCTTCCTTCCAGGCGTCGAAGGAGAGTGCAAGGCTGTATTCCAGCCTTTCGTGGTTCTTGCGGACGACTTTGACCGCGTGACTTCCGAGCGTGACGCCCTGCAGCTGCGACTGAACGCAGCGGATCAGCGGATTGATGAGATGATCGCGCAGCACCAGGGCGAGCCGGCGCCAGAATCGAAAAACGAGTTTAACGCCCGGTTTCTGCGGAGTATTGACAGCGGCAACGGCCAGTCCAGTGCATTTTCCCATAACTTCCGGCCCGGTGCATTTTCCCATGATAATCATGGCGCCTGCGCAGCCTGCGGACAGACGCCTAGGGTTTACGGCGGCTACCAGACCGATCCTGTTGGGCCAATGGTCCATGACTTCACCAAGGCCCGCGAATTTAATGCTGAATCGGCACCTACGCCTGGAAGAAACTATACCGAGTGGGTCAATAAGTGCGAAAAGCCGACGCAGAAAGCGCCGGTATCGGATTACTTGATCCCGTGCCGAAAGTACCCGAATCAGTCGTCCAGTATCCCGGCATGCCCGAACACTTGCGATTGTACTCAGCCCGCGCCGGTGTTGGTGGTGGCGCCATGATCCTCCCCGCCATCGCCTACATGGCCTGGCTCATCTACAAGGGGCCACGGCGATGAATCAATGGGACAGCGCCGCACCGAAGTTGACCGGTGCGGCGCTGGCCGCCATTTCGAGGTTGTTTTCAGGCCGCAGACGGTCGATGAGCGTGAGGGGTTGAAGATCGACCATCGTCAGTCTGAACGCCGAGCACTGAATTGCTATCTGCAACTGCACGTGCCCGACCGACACCCCACACGAGCGCAGTAGTCACCGTATCGTTGGGCAAATGGTCGTGGGCCTCCTCAAACACAGGCCATCCGTTTTTGTCGTAGACACCAATAAATAGTTGGGTTCTTCCCTTTCTGGAAACTCGGCTCTGAACATCAATAAGAGTGCCGTCACTAAGCACTTCGTCATGCGACCGACTATGCAACTCGCAGTCCGCCCAGAGCCAATATTTAGAACCTCTATGCATCATCTTTGCGGCCTCCTTTTTGTTCACATTTCAAAGAAACCACCGGAACAAGAAAATATTTAGTCCGGCAACAAAGCCATGTCAATTCCAAAGGGCGCCATTCGTCTGGCGACTTTTTGCACCCAAATTTCCCTCCAATCACCTTCTGCCGCCACGCGCGGCATGGAGCAATCTCTATGGAAACTGAAATTCTCTCGGACGAAGAGTTGGCGGATCTCACCGGTTACAAGGCCCGGGCCTACCAGCGGCGCTGGCTAACAGATCGCCATTGGGTGTTCGTCGAAAGCCGCGGCAAGCGGCCGCTGGTTGGGCGGATGTATGCCCGCATGAAGCTGGGCATGATCTCGCCCACCATCGCCGACCCAAACCCTCCGCCGGCGGCGCCGGCATGGACGCCTGATTTCTCGCGAGTGAACTGATATGCGCCCCCGCAAGACCGAGCATCACCACCTCCCCCCACGGATGTATCAACGCTCACGCAAACGCAAAAATGGCTCCGTTTGGACCGCTTATTACTACCGTGACCTGCTGGGCAAGGACATTCCACTCGGCAAGGATCTGGATAAAGCCCGGATCAAATGGGCTGAACTCGAAGCCAAGGAAAAGCCGCTCGACTTGCGCACCATGAAGGGCATCTTCGACCGATATATCCGCGACATCGTCTCGAAGAAGGCGCCACGAACTCAGAAGGACAATCTGTCGGAGATCAAGCAGCTCCGGCCGATGTTCGACAGCGCCCCGATCGACTCGATCACACCAGCAACGATTGCCGGGTACAGGGATGCACGGACGGCCAAGGTCCGGGCAAACCGGGAGATCGCCACCCTCTCCCACGTGTTCAACATCGCCCGGGAATGGGGGCTGACGACCAAGGAAAACCCATGCCAGGGCGTGCGCAAAAACAAGGAAACGCCACGGGACTATTACGCGAATGATGTGGTTTGGGATGCGGTATACAAGAAGGCAGTTCAAGAGCTGAAAGACGCGATGGACCTGGCCTACCTCACCGGGCAGCGACCGGCAGATGTCCTGGTTATGCGAAAGGATGATGCAGAGGGAGGATATTTGGGGGTGCAGCAGAACAAGACACACAAAAAGCTGCGTATCCAGATGACCACTGACGGCAAGGCGAATAGCCTGGGCCGGCTAATCGCCGAGATAACCGAGCGCAATGCCCGGCACGTCTCGAACTACCTGATTGTGAGCCGACACGGGAAACGGATGACCGCTACGATGCTGCGAAAGCGCTGGGACATAGCGCGAGAGAAAGCGAAGCTGGCGGCAATCGAGATCGGCGACGAACTGCTGGCGGTGAAGATCGGTGGATTTCAGTTCCGGGACATCAGGCCCAAGGCTGCTTCGGAAATCTCCGATGTCGGCGAAGCCAGCCTGCTCTTGGGGCACACTAAAGGCGACATCACCGAGCGGGTTTATCGCCGTGTAGGCGCCATTGCCCGGCCGTCAAAATAGCCGGAAAATCCGTTCCATAACTCAAAGCGGGCCCCTTGCAGAATGCGGTCTGTAGAGGTGCTGAAAAATGAAAGTAATGGAACGAAAAATCGCTATGAGTAACGGCCTGATTACGTCGGTATAGCGGTCTTGAAAACCGTCGACTGTAACAGGTCCATGAGTTCGAATCCCATCGCCTCCGCCATATTTGTACCGACAAAGCCCTGATTAGTCAGGGCTTTGTCGTTTCTGGGGTTTGGTGAGCGGTTGAGCGGCCTAGGTGGTCGTTTCCGCATCTTTTCGGCTATTTCCGCAACCCCCGCGCAGAAATCACTTGAAACAACTGGCTTTCGAGCCCCTCCCCCGGCGTCCTGCCGATCGTTAAACATCCTTCATGTAACGCGATTCTGCGCTTGGGAGAACTCACGAAACGGGATCGGCTTCGCACCGCTCAGGTAGGCATAGTTCGGATCGTTCTTGTTCCAGCAGCTGAACTGGTACGGCTTCTGGCACACGCCAGAGTAGCCCTCCCGTGGCCACCACAGCCAAACTGGTTGCGCTTGCGCGCAACGCGCCATGCCTGGCGCACCAATAAAAAACCCGCCGGAGCGGGTTCATAAGAGTTGAAACTATCAGATGGGACCGTACTGCTTTTGCAAGGCATCCAATCGTGCCTGCTCATTCTCACTAAGGCCGCCAGCATCAAAAAGTACCTTGCCGTCCGGACCATCAAGTCTGTAGACCTCGACGGTGAAAATTGCTCCTGCTGGAGCTTCAATCTTGCCCCACTTACCGAACTTATTGGGCAAGAGCTGCCAAGTAGCTCCCTCACCGGCCTCCAAGCCACCGCTAATATCGTAGTTAAACGCGTCAACAAACCATGGAATGGCTCTTTCAGGACTGGCAATAGTTCCCTTGAAGTAAGCGCGGGAAATCGGGTGGGAAGTACCGTTCTGAACAGTCAGCTCGATAACAGGCTGAGGTACTTTGGAGTATTTCTCAGCCTGCTCCAGAAGTCTTGATCTCGACACGGCAAACTTTGTCAGTTCAACTTTGGCGGTCTCAGCGGATGCTACTCTGGACTGTAGCTCCTTGATCTCCAGCAAAGCCTGCTCTTTTTGCTTCCTCTCTCTTTCAGCACGAATGTTTGTCGCCATCGTGTTCACTTCGGCAGCGGTCTTCCCATCCAAGCTTAAATTGTTGTCCTGCTGCGCTCCCACAAGCGATGTTTTCCCAATATTCAGACTGCTCAACGCTACAAGCATCAGGTCGGCAGCGAACTGTTTCTTTTCATCAGGAGAAAGCCTTTCGGCTACTTTTTTTGAGGATTCTTGTAAGGTCGCCTCGGTTGTAGCATCCAGTTTTGGGGCCCCGCATCCAGCAATCAATGCTGCCGCCAGTCCGATAAGCAACATCCGTTTCAT